TCTTTGGATTGTTGGCTCTTGTTAATGATGGTACGCTTGATCTTCTGATCTTGATAAGCATACTCCATGTTCTCAATAAATTCTCTCTTGTCCTCACGATAAATACACTCTTCATACTTATTGCGTATACTCAAGATTTCAGTATACATCCAAGGTTTTTCGGTGTCAATACGATTGTTGTGTTCTGTAATTTCATTATCATCATTGATGTTGAAAGTGATATGATTTGTAATCAAATATGGCTCATTGTATGGTTTACAACTTCCATACATCATCCAATTGTTCTTATCGATTACAGCTTTATCAACGATGTCATCAATTTTATTAATACATTTGGCTTCCTCTTCAATGAAAGATAACTTGCTCAACAATTGCTCACGAAGCATTAATTGTAAAGATAGATTGGTCACAATGTTTGGAATTACAATATGAACTCCATCTTTAATCACATTCTTTTTTTCATACTGGATTGGCTTTGACTTCTCCATAATATACACTTCAAACTTACTCTCATCGACATACTGGGATACCTCTTCAAGGTATACCTTGATCAATGACTTGATCGAATCCATGGAGTATTGTCTTTGTAAAAATGTCTTCTCATTAGGATACCTGAAATCAAGATCGATTAGTATTGGAGAGATATCTCTATGCTTTTCTGTCATATGAAGTTTCTCATTTCTCTCGAGAGCTTCATTATACAATTTCAGGAACTTTTCTTCATCTGGACCTGGAATATAAAACGATGCAATTGGACTCATCATGCTTGTATGAGTAAATGCACTTGCTTTGACAGTTCTATAATTTTGAATAAAAGCATGGAATGAATTCTGTCCACTTTTGTTGAAAGACATTATAATTATAATTGTAAAATATTTTTAATATGATTTCAAACTACTCTTAACCTTGGAAATTAAAAGATGTTACAATTGTAGCACCACTTTGGTGTATATATAATCTAAGTTTTCAAATTCTCTTTGAATCAATTTTTTAAAATTTAAACTTCATCATTATTGGGTGTTTGAAATATAGTATGCTAATATAATATATAGGATTACACATGCCATCTTACTGTTCACCAAACCATCAGGAAATATATGATAAAACACAAACATGTTATACTAAAGCACAACTCATATTGATTGCTAAACAATATAATAAGTATGCTAAAAAAAAAATTAAACTCAACACTTCTAAGAAAGAGTTATTAAAAGATCTTCATAATAGACTTCAAACTCACGAAGCAAAATGGCATCAACATCATTTCATGAATAATGTGAACGAGGAAGAAAAAGACAGTTTGATCGAATCTTTTAAACCTGAAAAACCAAAAGAATGGAATGTAAATGAAAGACAATGGCTCAATACTTATGATATATTAGAAGTTATGGAACAATATGAAGATAAATATCCTTCTTTCAAATTTCTTGGTGTGTTTCCTATTGATTTTGAACATAAGGTAAATGGGAAGCACTGTGTAAGCCCAGTTATGTGTAACTTTGATTTGAAGAGTTTGTTAAAAAGAAAGATTACTCAATGTGGTGCTGTGTTAAATTTAGACTATCATTATCAATCGGGTTCTCATTGGGTGTGTCTGTACATTGGATTGGTGCCTCATAATCCCAATTTCGGCTGTTATTATATTGATTCTGGAGCATCTAAAGCACCTTCTGAAGTGGTAACCTTTTTCAAAAAAATTAAGAGTCAAATTGTTGATCATTATTCAAAAGAGGACTCTGATAAATTCAAATTCAGAGAAAATAAAAAACAGTTTCAGTTTAAGAATACAGAATGTGGTATGTTTAGTATGTATTTTTTGATTCAATTTTTGAAACAAAGATCATTCAAAACAATCATCAATTCAAAGATTAATGATGATGGAGCATTCAAACTTAGAGATGAATATTACTTGACATCATGATAATATTTTGAAGTATTCTTGACATTTCTTTGAGAATGCCTTTGTATTTAATTTTTCATGCATATAATGAATGACTTTTCGGATTTGCTTTACTACATGATACTTGTCAATCTTTTCAAGATTGGATTCTTCTTCCACGAATCGAATCAATTCGTTCTCAAAGAATGAGCTTACTTTATCAAGTTTCTTTACCAATTTATTGATATCAAAATGACTCCATTCTTTCTCTTTGATATCATATTGTTGCCATCTGTTTGTATATGAAATATAGATTAAATCATTCAGAAAAATGTCTCTCAAAGTGAGTGCGATAATTTTTTCTTCATTCGAATACACTTCGAAGTATTTTATGATTTCATTACAAAATGATTGCATAAGTGTTTTTGTTATACTGGGATAAAATTCTGTTCGAAACACTATTTTATTTACTTATTAAACTCGACGCCCTTGTTTTAATGTTGTAATTTTAAGTACAATCGAATGATCATTATTAAAATCATATAACTCTCCACTGTACTTATAAAATGCTACTTTGAAATTCGAAACATTTCGTGGTGGATTAAATTTCTTACGCACTGTGTCTTGAAAGTTGATGTTTGTTGCATCTGGATTTTCATAAATGATCGCAGTAGCCCGATTGGTAATTTGGTTATTCGATTGAATAATATCCATACCACTAATTTTCATGATTATATAAGGTTCAATACCATCAGCAAATGGAAGTTTCGTACTGACTAATTCAATAGAAAGCACATTTTCAAAATGTTCATTCAGTGGAATCTCATACTTATTGAGGTTATACTTTCCAACATCTCGATCTCTACTGTCGATTACAAGATATTTGGTTCGTGTGGGTTCATCTTTGCTAGTCTCTTCAAGTGGAATGATGTTTGGATTAATGGAAACATCTCTGAAAAATGGTTCAAAACCAGAGGAAACACCAGCCATTAAGTTTAACTATTAAAAAATAATATATTTTTTTTATTAACAAAAATGAACACAACCAGTTCATCTTCATTTATGTCTATATCGAATCTCAGAACACTCATTACCATCTTTGAAAATTTCTTTAAAGATAAGTATAGACAATATTCATTCCCAAGATCCTTAAACTTGAAAGAAGTTATCTATGAAACCATGACAAAGATCGATCAAAATAAAGAGTATAATAACTTAACAAAAACTGAACTGAATAAGATAACATTGTCTATCGTCAAAAATGTAGTCAAAAATAAACTTGAAGTTGTAGACCGACCTACTATGAATGATGGAAAAAAAGGGGAGATCGAATTGAACAAGCAATTTGAAGCTTTGAGTGAGTCTAGAAGAGAGGTGATGTTTTCACCTCCTCCCACTACTAAATCAGAACCAACGGATACCGCATTATCAGATAGTGAATTCTTAGAATCCTTAAAGAATATGGAATTAATGCGAGATTCCATCGATCAAAATGGTTCAGTAGATCAAAATATTGCAGATATATTCAAGAACAATCTTCTTTCAAACCCGAAAGACCTCTTCTCGTCTTTGATTCAAAAGGAAGCTGAGCCCATTCCAGAGATGAAAGAAATAGTACAAGAGCGCTCTGACTTCTATATCAAACCAGAAAAAAAACCAGACCTTCTAAAAAAATATATTTGTATTGATAGTCGTGAAAGAAGTGATTTCGTCATAGACCCTTTTCATTACACCATCCAATTTGAAGAATCTATTCGCAATATATCCTCAGTCACTTTAACTTATGTTCTCTTTAATCCAACGATAAATGGGATTGATGACCTTTATGTAAACCTCCAAATTGATGAGTTTAATCAAGATAAGATAGTTTCGACCAATGCGCATTTGAAGAACGCTTTTGCTCAACTACCCATACAAGGAGATCGTGGTGTTTATGATAATGCTTTGAATGAAAGAATCACACGAGATTTTGTCATCCCATTGAGTGCATTGAATAAACTCACGATTTCTTTTGTAAAGTTCGATGGTACTTATTTGGAAACAATTGGAGAACACTTCATAAAGCTTGAAGTCGAGTATTTCAATAGCATTGGAGGAGATCTTGATTTGGACCCACCTAATTTAAACTCATTTCAGAATACACTTCAAGAAGAGATTTTTATGGCCAATGATGAATTGGAGAACATGAATGAAGAAGTTATGAATCAGGAAGAGGATGAATAGCTTTCAATGCTTTCAAAGCTTTCAAAGATTTCCAAAAGCGTTGGATTCGTGAAGCATAGAAGTTCTTGATTAAGCGATCAAATATCAAAGTAGAGTTGGATATCACTGCTAAATGACACATTCGATGAAAATAGTTTTCATCATCATACAATTCACGGTATCCATTCCCTAATATATAGGTAACATGTAAATACCATTTCTTTTCAATACATAGTTCCAATAATGATTTTCCATCTTCATTCTTTCCATGAAGTTCACACTTTCTCTGAATAAATAAGCTTGATATATGTGGTGCATCATTTTCAACGGATCGAACCACAAGCATCACACCATCTTTATCGCATGCATTGATACTACAATTGAACTTATTGAACATCATTTGAACTAACTCTTCATTCTTAATAACCACAATCTTATAAAAAGAATCATTCCCATCTGAGGAGCTAAATTGTGGGTTGAAATAAGATGTATTCATCACATACTTGATCAATTCTATATTCTTTATTTCAAACATTCGTTCATGAATGAAATCAATACATTCATTCATTTTGCCAGTTGTAATCAGACATTCAATAATGATTGATGGGATTCTATGGTGAGATGTAGAAGTACACACATCGAAGGCTGTAGACAGTAGATAGCGTAAATCCACTCGCTCTAATTTTTTATTCTTTTCTAAAAATTGTGTTAGATAGGAAAACACATAAACATTCTTGCTATGAATCGCTTGAACAAGTAAGGAATTATTTTCATGTTCAAAGGTGGCTAATCTGTACATTCCTTTTTACTTATTTTTAAACAATGTTATTTTGTAATAGCCATCTTTTTTATTTTCAAGCATACCAATCTTATCTAATGTTCCTGTACTTTTGTAAAGATCATAATTAAACAGTTCATTTGTATTTTCTAACCAAATGTATGAAACTCCTTCTATGGTGACCTTAAATGGCTTTACACGAATTTGTTTCACTCGTTGTTGATCTACCGCAGAATCTTTATCTTCCTTAATATCTTCATAATATGCCTTTTCAAACCCATCTACATCTAATGGATAAGCAAAGCATTCATATTTAGAACCAATGTTGTTCTTATTTAACGCACAATCTACAGCACCTTTCTTAATATTCATCAAAATTTTAGAAGTAATTGAATCCTTCTTTTCAGCAAGTTGATAAATACTTTGATCGGTTGTTTTTTCATTATCTGTTGAACGAATATATACAGACTTCTTGTTTTGTTCGCTTGTCATCTTCATACGATACATAAAGACCTTGAAGTTCCTCTCTGATTCAGGCAAGTCAATATGAGAACATGTACGATTTGCACGACCAATGACTTGATCAATTCTAGATTTATTCCAGTATGGTTCCACAATATGAACTTGGCGTACATTCTTTAATGAAATACCAGCAGAGCCAGATTGTGTGATCATAAGTATCTTGATTAATTCACCATGTAAATTGTTTGGCTCCAGATCCTCAAAAGCATACATTTTTTTAAGTTTGTCTACTGTCTCTTTACCCAAAGCATTCATATCTGAATTGAATATGTTTAATATCACATTCGCAACATCTCTATCAGTCGAAAATACCGCATACTTTGGTTTTTTATAATCCGCCTCATCTACATCAATCTGAACATTATTATCTTTATCTAATGTAATCTTCATTTCAGCATACCCTCTAGCTTTCAAACATAATCCTAAAATACCAAGTCCCTCTAATGTTTTGAATTGTGAATACACTAAAACATTACCATCTGTTTTCTTAATATTAGACAGAATACGATCAAACTTAGGAGAATAAGTCTTTAGGTTTTTATCATTCAAAAAATGACCTTTCTTTTCATTTAATTTATGTAAGGCTTCAATAACACTCCTTTCGTATTTCTTCTTTGCCGTAACTCTTGTGTTCATTTCCTCTTCATATTCTTTAACATCATTCATGAACTCATCATCCACATCCATCTCAGATTCCATGAAAGAAATTCTTTTCTTTGGGAAAGGTCGTTCAATTTCATCTGGAAAAGCAAAGTTACATAATGTACGAGAGAATGTTTTATATACACCATTCTTCGAAAACAAATCAGTCGCATCTTTATTGAATTTCTTCATATTCTTCTCTTTCTTGATCTCAGAATCACGAACTTGGGCATATTTGCCAAATTGATGATCGGAGAACTCAAGCTCTTCCTGAACAACACCTAGATTGGTTGGGTACAAAGAAGTATCACTACTTTCATAGTAACTCACAATGCCCATCATTCTTCTCATAAACAATTCATCATTCTTCGTAGTGTTGTCACTATAATTGACAAAAAGATCATCAAATTCTGTTTTATTTGTGGGGAAAAGAGGGACTGATTCCACAAAATATGTTCGTTTATCAGAATATTTACTCAACATAACACCACTTGCTTTCAAATCTTTGACAATGATATCCATCTTTTCTTCATCCGTACGAGCGTCTCCTTTGTATACCAACAATTTCTGCAAATTCCGTTCAAAACCAAATGGTGTTAGATTAATTTCAATACTACGATGACCACTCTTATCTTTAATACTAAAGGACTCAATGAGTTTGGATTTTTCTAAATAAAGCTTATTATAAAAGTTATCATTAAAGTAAATACGATACACTTTATTTAATCCATTCAATATATTGAAAGTATACGCAATTTCATTAGGGTAGTTAATGATTGGTGTACCCGTTAAGAGCACAATCTTCAAATTCTTTGCATGGAGAAGATCCTTATATACTTCAGTTGATAAAGCGCTACGATTCACAACTGTAGAAATGAATAAATGAGCTTCATCAATGATTACTAATTTGTTATCAAATATATTCTTTTCTTTTGTCATTTCTTTGAATTTTTGGAGCGTCAACCCATTGTAATTGAGAAATTCATACTTTTTAGATATACTATTATTGATTTGTGATCTGATTTGTTGTTTTTCCATGGATGATTTGGTATGAAAATTAGGAGCTTTGTCATTATCAAATGACCAATATCCCTTCGCTCTCTTTACAATGATAGGATCAATGTTTTGCTTGCTTGCCGCTTCTGTATGTTTCTTGGTTGGGTTGAATTTCCAATGTTGATTGATCGCGAATTTAGTATTCCCACATTTCATGATTTCATTTCTGTAATTCATCTGTAAAGAAGCTGGCAACAGAACCATTATGTCTCGGTTGTTGTTCATGATTTCAGCAACCGCAATAGAAGCACAAGTTTTACCTACACCTAAACCATGATATAATAAAATCCCCCGATAAGGACTTTTATGTTGCATGTAATCTCTTACAAATTTCTGGTGTGGGAAAAGCGCTAATCGTTCGGTTTTAACATTACAACTTGATACTGTTTTTTGTTGTTTTTTATTTGCTGGAAATGTTTTGGTTATCCATTTTGGAAAGTCTTTTTTATTTGTTATCATCCACTCTTCTGGGTTGGTAGATGTCATTTATTCTTAACTTAAAGATATAGAAAAAATTGATTATTCTTAATTCTTTAATAATTCCAAACGAAGTATAAGGATGATTTCAAACCAAGGTATTCAAGTATCAAACACTGACAATGTATCTCCCTTTAATCCATCAAACAAAATGATTTCATATGATGAAGTGGTCTATATACTCTCTCAACATGGGATCGATGACAAGCCTAAAGATATAACTTTGTATAATAAAGCATTTCTACATCGTTCTTATTGTACACGAAAGAATGATAATGTACTTACTGGGAATATCGAATGTCCTACTGATTGTTTGCCTCTTCAAGAAGAATCAAATGAACGCTTGGAGTTTCTCGGAGATGCAATCCTAAATTTTGTAGTGGCAAACTATCTGTATGAACGATACCCCGATGCGAATGAAGGATTTCTAACCAAAATTCGTACCAAAATCGTAAATGGAAATAAACTAGCTGAACTCGCAACTTATTTGAAATTAGGAGATCATCTCATTATCAGTCAACAGTTGGAAGCCAATAAAGGACGCAGTAACAAAAATAATCTAGAAGATGTGTTTGAAGCATTACTCGGTGCTATTTATCTTGATTTTTCAAGTGTAAACAATGGATTCATCGAAGAGAATGGTGTTGGATTCCAAACTGTAATGAATTTCATTATCAATATATTGGAAACTTATATTGACTTCTCAACCATTGTAGTCCAAAAAGTAAATCCAAAAGACACCTTTGTGAAACTCGCTCAACATAACTTCCAATGGACCCCTAAATTCTATGAAATTAATGTATGTGATAAGGACAATATCAAAGAACATACAATAAGCATTAAAAATAATGAAGATTTCACTATTGCGGTAGCAACTGGTGAAACTCGAAAAATGGCTGAAATTAATGCCGCCGAAAAAGCATTAAAGTATTATGGTTGGTCTTAAGAGAAGATGGTTTTAACATTTGGTCGTGCACTTAATGTGCTTCCAACGAAGTACATGATGTATAAGTTATAAAAGAAAATAGAACTTAAACCTTCGCCAATTCCGCTTTGGAAAGCGTAGTAGATTACACGGACCCATAGACCTACGAAAATCAAGACATAAATGATGAAGGCGAAGATAGTCATGATATTCAAGAATGTGTTTAAAGTTTTATTATCATCTTCTTCAAAGTTCTCCACCCAACCAAATACATTCGACATTTCACCAAACATTTGTTTCATCATGTAACGATACATTCTGTCAGCATACTTTTGCATATTTCTTAATATTTATTTTATACTATATATTAATATAAAAAAATGAAATTATATCCAAGTATAATGATTGATAACATGTTGAAAACCATTTTATTGTTTGCGTGCTTTGTCGAAATTGTAAAAGGTTTCTTCCAATATGACTTAATTGAACACTTAGATGACTTCAAGTACATGAAATACACCAAATACTTCATTTACACATTAATATTAATCGCTTTCATTATGAATATCACTAAGCTTACTTTCTACCTCCCTTTCTTAGGTAAAACCGCTTTCCCCACTGGAATGTTAAAAGAACACCATCCACCAAACTCAGATATCAATTTCACTTTAAAAAATGTCAAACCAAATACAAAAATTGTGTATTGGGGATCAGAAAACCAATCAAAACAAACATTACCCATCTCAACCCCTTGGGATGCGTATAAAAATTACCAAAATTCTGGAGTAACCAGTTCAAATAAAGAAGGAATCGCTATTCTCAAACTTATTAAACCAGTGTCTTATAAAATACCTAATGGTATGACTTTAAAACCCCATGTTCATTATAGAGAAATTATCAAGGATGGAATGCTTGGTCCAATTGAAACTACATACATTTAAATTATTTGATTTTAGGCAGTCGCTTCAACAGTTGCGGTAACAACTGTTTCGCGCTTGATGAAATGATGCTTCAAGAATTGTTGGAGATTAAAGTAATGAACATCATCATCATCCGTACAGTTTAGGATTTTCTTTAGCTTTTCATCTGGAAGAATCTTGCGTTTATCCTTTTCATTACGAAGACCATTCGCCACAATATATTTGTTGAGCATTTTAGTTACATCAGTTCGAGGTACAAGTTCACCTTCCTTGATACCAAGGAACTGGTAGAGTTCGGTACTAAGAAGAGAAGGCATCGCAAAACCACTTGCGCGTTTTGATTCAGAGTTCTTGTTCTTATTTTTTTGCTTGGACATTACTTTGATCACATTGTTAAAGTCCTTTTCAAGGGTCTTACCCATCGCTTGAAGTTCTTTGACTTCTTTGTTAATAGAGGCAATCTTGGAAATGAAACTAGAAAGCTTAGTGTAGAAAACACCTTCTACAGAAGTATCTGGAGCCTTTTCATCTACAACAGGAGCCTTTTCATCTACAACAGGAGCCTTTTCATCTACAACAGGAGCCTTTTCATCTACAACAGGAGCCTTTTCATCTACAACAGGAGCCTTTTGCACTGTAGCCTTTTTAGTAGATTTAGCTACACCCTTTGAGGATTCCTTTGCACCACTAGATTTCACAGGAGTTTTGGACTTAGCAACCATCGGTAAATTGTTATATTTTTAAAGTGGAACAAGCTTTAAGTAGGTTTTAAAAATATCCATAACATTCAGTGTAATTCTGGAGGTAAACGACTTTTTCTTTGTATTTTTGAATCTCATTCTTTTTTGTGGAAAGATGGTATCAATATCATGAATACAATAATCGTCATCTTTTGTTTTATTTAATACATCATTCATGTTCATAATAAGGTATGTTTTTAAGAATACATATGCGAATATATTTGTACTTTCAGAGTAAGGTTTGTACATTTGTAATTGTTTAACTGTATGGAATTGTTGTAATATTTCTTTTTGTAAGGCATTTGTAGTTTTAAATTTATATTCATAAATGAATGAGTTTATGAGAATCGCTATAAACTCAACATATGCTTCGAATATATTAAGTGTCTCCACTTCATGAAGATTAATCTTATATTTGTTAATTAGTTTTTCATCAAACTTTTTCGGATACTGAAATGGATGAATATGATAAGCATGTAATAGCTCGTGTAAGATGACTTTACAAACCTCTTTTTGTCTATAGATGAATATGATCGGTGGTCGTTGAGGGTAAGTTAGTGTTAATCCACTGTTGATGTGTTCGGCAGATAAATGTTTGTTTTCTTTGGGAAGTTTTGATCGAGGTTTATTCAATAAAGCAAGTATGATGGTAATCTCGTTGATTTTTTCCTTGAATACATCAGCTAGTATTCCAATACACAAACAAATGTAATCCATGAAGAATTTTATGTGATTTTCTTTGGTATCACTTCTTATTATCAAATGGACTACAGTATTTTGTATTTCAAAGCTGATGCTTTCTTCAAACTTTGTATTTTCAAAACTCGGCTTTAGATTTTTAGGAAAGAAACGCCCATCTGTTAAGAAACCATAATCTATTTCTTGTGGTGGTGATTTAACAATTTTTCTATCATCCATCATCTCTTTGGATATACTTAATGATTGATTCACTCTTTCTCTGAATTCATCCATTATACTAATGTTGGGAAAATATCTCTTAGGTTTATATTCTTTATAGTATCTGGATTATGATGCTTAAGATCAATATCGAAGATAATATATAAATCCCCTCGAGAATCATTTCCCTTTCGCAACCCTTTGTTTTTTATGATACATGAACAAACATTGTCTTCTAATGGATTGAATTGAATTGGAACTTCTTCATGAAAATGATCGATCATTGTATCAATTCCTAAATAGTAGTCACTTATGCTAATGGACATTGTTCGAATCAAATCATACTTATCAATATATGAATTGATCACATAAGGTCCACAATCTTTAATATCAAGATATACAATCAAATTACCATAAACACCATCAAAAACATTCCAATCTCCTTTATGTTCAAACACATATTGAGTCGAATAATCCCAGAAAGATAAAAATACTATATGTACATCCATTTCACCATCTTCTCTCTTGTATTTCACTTTCATCTTCTTCCCATTCTCGAAATACAACTCTTTTAATGTCACATTCAAATGAATATGAATGTCTGTATTTGAACCATCAGAAGCATCATGAAAGTTATCAGTAAATTCATTTGATAAATTATTCTTGTAATTCAAAATCATTTTCATCATAAACTCAGACAAAGTGTTCAATACCCTTTTCCATATAAGTTCATAATTGGGAGTTATCGTATCTGAAGTCAAAACCTCAAAAGCAAATTTAACCTTAATAAACTCATCACTATTGCCATTATTTTTGTCAGGATGACATTCCAAAGCCTTCTTCTTGTACGCTCGTTTTATTTCCTCGTTACTGTAGTTCTTAGATGGATCTAGATCTAACAGTTGGAAAGCCTTAATTTTACTTAAGTACATACATACGATATGTAATAAGACTAATGCTTCATTTAAACCATTTTTATAAAAATCCATACATCTTTCATGATCTTAAAAATGCTCATAATAAAGAAATTCTTGATGAAATGAATCTACTCTTTTATGGATATGATATCACTCTTTGTAAATACTATGTCAATCGGTTATTAGGTAAAAAAGATCACCCTATAAAATTAACAGAACACACCACTAATGTTTTAGGAGTTGATATTTCCTATTTTACAAGCCCAGACTTCATTGAGTTGAATCTCAAAACTCATTTGAGCAAAGAAAGATCATCCTTAGTCGAATTCATTAAAACCCTTACAAGTACAAGGAAAGCATCCAATCAAAAACACATTATCATCCTAAACAATATTGATGCCTTGAATTTTCAACTTCAATACAAGTTGCGACGAACATTAGAAAAAGCAAGTACAAATGCGTCCTTTATCGGAATATCCAATACACTTTCGAAAATGATAGAACCTTTGCAGAGTAGATTTTCACTTGTTCGTACACCATTACTCACAAATAATGAAAAGAAGCATATTTGTACAACCATTAAGACCTATATGAAGTCAGATAAAGATACTACAGATATATTGAAGTATTTAAAAAACATAGAATTGTTCCAAGATATTGTATCCATTAATATATCTTTCTTTCTGGTAGAAGATGATGCAAAAAACTTCACAAAGATTTGTAAGAGTTTCAAGTTTATCGATAACGAAGTGAAAGTATTATTCACAAATTTCACCAAAAACAAAAACATTCAAGACTCTATTCAAGAAATAAGGCAGTTTATATACACACTCATTCATTACAATATTGATCATAAAATAACAAGTAAATCTATCATTGCGTGTACATCTAACATGAAAGCATATTCGCAACATATGTTTCAAATCATTCATATCCTTAAAGAATTTGACATGTCAATCATATCAATTAATCAATGTAAAATTGTACATGCTTATGAATTGTGTCTTTTGGATATACTAAGTTTAATCAAATCAACTTAACGAAGAAAGATTATGTAACAATATATAAGGCATGAATGTATTCAAAGTTGAATGGGTGCTTATAATGGTGTTATGACGATCATTGGAAGCGTTCCGAATAAGATTTTTTCGGTACCTCGGGTTGTTATACGCTTTGTAATATAAACCTTCATATTTGTTGATCACACTGTCGAGCTCTTCAGCTAGTTTGTAGTTCAAAGTGCTCTTTAATTTTTCATTTTTAATATCTGCAAACATTTCATTTAATTCATTCAATTCAATAAGTTTTTGTTTGATGCCGCTCATACTTGATATTCAAATTCCTTCAATGTTTGTTTAAGTATATTCCTTTAATATTTGTTTCAATTTATACTCAGATATTGTAATATTATGTTTTTCTTCAAGACACTTTACGGTTCCTTTCAATGTATTTGATTTTCTAACCTGAAGAATGGTGTCAACATCATACAATACCTTTGCGTCTTTTTGTGTATGATGATATAGTACTTTTCCTTTACTTGTTTGTTTCCATCCTTCAATCATTATCTTGTTTTGATGGACTTTATCATGACATTCCTCACATAATGGTAGCAAATTGAATTGAGCATTCTTATGAAAGGCTTGATCGATCATTCCATTTTGATCCGACTCTTGTTGAAAGCGAATATGATGTGTTTCGACTTGTTGACTCTTATTACACAATCCACAACGATCAATGATTACTTTACGATTGTATCTTGATGTAATATTATCTGTAATATGATTGGATTCATTCATAATTTCTCTACGAATCATAGATGCGGTATGAATGAAATCAGGCTTCATATCCATTGCTTTACAAACTTCTAAGCCATACAAAGCACTTCCTGGACCATCTGCTAACTTTCGATCATAAATCAAGACATCAGATTCTTCATCATATACTACTTTTAGATGCTTGATCATTAATACTTGATCATCTTTCATGGTTTTAATGCGCTGCAACTTGGTTAACTCATGGAGATGGGTAGCAAAGATGAATGTAGTATTTGTTTGGATTAAACATTCAATACCAGCCATAATGATTGAAATCGCTGACACACTCTCTGTGCCACTACATAATTCATCTCCTATCACAATACTATGGTTATCAATCTTTTCTAGAATGTTTCGAATCTCATAAATTTCACAAGCAAAAGTAGACATACCTTTGATGATGTTATCTGAGGATAAGATACGAGTAAAGAGTTGGTGATATGGCTTGAATCGGAGATTCTTACAAGATACATGCATTCCTGCTTGAGCCATAATCAAATTTACACCAATTGATTTCATAAAGCTACTCTTTCCAGCAGCATTCACACCAAATAGAATTAACCCTTTTTCTTTTTCACCAAGTTCAATCGAGTTCGATGTATACTGTATATCTTTTTGCAGATATTCCACTAGAGGATGCCTTACTTCGTCCACTGAAAAATAAGACTGATCATATCCTTCTGAATCAATGATCGGTTCAGTTAGATTATAGGTTTTACTATTTTTGGCACAACACATATGAAAATCAATCTGTTCTAACAAATGAATGAAAGGTTGAAATAATGATTCTTGGAATGATTGTATGAGGTTGGCAATGAATGTCTTGTATTTTTCAATCGAGAGTTGTCTAGCTTTGTGTTCAATCTCTCGAATCTTGTTATTTTTGTCTTTTAAGATCGGATTCGATAGTTTTACTTGATTTGACACATTCCCGCAAATTTGAAGGTCTTTCGTAATCATATGCTTTTGTTGTGTTAAACTTGTCCATCGTTTCGAAGTCATTGTAAAAAAGTAACCATCACGATCATTAAATTCTAGCTTCAACCAATTATCACCCACCATTTTAAGTTTAGATCTGAAGTATTCAATATCACTTTTCAAAGAATCATAATATTGATCGAGTTTAACGTGATATCCTTTTTTGAAAATATTGGTTTTAATCGAATCAAGATTATATTTGCTCATTTCATTCATATCCACTATTGAATCACAATGATCTTTGTACTGTTCAAATACATCATGCGAATAACTACCCATAAAATGTGTCTTTATATCTTCAATCCCATTCAAGATTTGAAATAAATCATTTAATTTTGATATACTGTCATACAAACAGATATATTGATTCGGTTGTAGACTTCCAGTAACTCCTTTACGAACTAAACGCTCAACATCCTTTACATTTACCAAGTGTTTAGTATATTCCCATACATGATGTTTTACCATTATTCGTGTTTTCATGTATCTCGATGTTAGCTCTCTTTCATTAGTGATTGGAGTAAGCATTCGTTCTTTGAAAAAACGCTTGCCAATGGATGTTATACAATTATTGAATATACTCTCAATAGAAACCGTACCACCAATCATATTCAACTGATTTACTGCATTGTACGCTAATATCATTTCATCCTTTTTGTCCTCTTCAATGATCGGCTTAGACATATTCAATACAAAATTTTCATTATGTTCAAATGCAAACTGAATCAAATACACATAACTGATTAGCGCAAATGGTTTAAACTCTAAATGAATGTATTCGATTGGTGATAATATACCAATATTTTCATACACTTTCTTCAAAATAGAATTTTGAAATTGAAGCTTCGTATACATAGAATCCATTCCATTCAATTTGTTCAAACAATAACGACCATCATTCAAGTAATCATATAATTCTTTTGATTCAACCATATTAGGTAAACTCAACAATACAAGTTCTTTTGGATCAAACTTTATAATGGTACGATAAATATCATCCATTAAAACCTTGTAATCTTTTTCACTTGTACTTTCATTCGTATATGAAATACCAGTAGAAGGATCAAACACACTCCACCCAATCATATACATATATTCTTGGTTTTTACAAGGAACCTTTTCAACATACAATGCCATCATATTATTCGCATGATATGATTTAATGTTTTCGATATGAGTTGATGGACTATAAATTTGAGTCGGTTTGCGTGTAACTTTGGGTGGAGGAGTCACTTGTTCGACCAACACAACCACATACTTGTTTTCAACCAAAATATCAATGAACTTCTTTACTGAATGATTAGGAAATCCAGCCATTAAGTAGTTATCTTCATTCACTTCTTGAATTGCCTTGTTTCGTTTCGTAACCTGAATATTGAGCAAATCACAAACAATGTAAATGTTCGCACCAAGATAGCCAGATGCTTCTTGATCATTTGGAATCGCATATAATTCAAAAAAACTACCCACTTCCATCATTATTATTGTATTCAAACCATACAAGTCGGAGTATTTATTATGATAATCAATATACTCATTCAATATATGCATCTTGAAACTGAATGTATATGCTCTTTAATCATTATATATACTAGGTTATTCTCTTAAGTAAAAAGTGTTACTCTATTTAAAATGAATAATCTGATTTCATGTGAAATCTGTAATACATTCATTCCATTCAATCAATACATTGAACATTGTGAAGAATGTTATATTCGTACATCTATGGTGAACAGAAACATGAATCAAAATACACTCATTTCTAATTCAATGATTCCTAATTCCATATCCAATCATAACATGAATACACTATCTAATATGATGATGACCATGATGAATCAAAATCAAAGAGCAACAATCACAATGGTTCCTATTGATATTGAACGATTGCAAAGACAAACAACTGATAATAGTTTTGTTATGAACACAATGATTGAAGAATTGAATGGAGGAATCGTAAATGTACCTGCTCAAAATATAGAAAGGTGTTATGAAAGCATGGAAGGTAATGAACTAGTCAACTGTTCGATTTGTCTCGATGAATCTACGCCAAATGAAAAAGAGTTTGTTCGAACCACTTGTAATCATACATTTTGTAAAGAATGCATTAATCGTTGGTTAAATATGAGACACCGATGTCCAGTTTGTAACAATGATTTTAATGAAAATCAAAATGCCACTGATGCAACAGATTCCATACATACAATCGATTCTCTTAATACATCTAATGATTCTACTATTTGAAACCAATTTAAAAAATTGATTTCTTTACTTAAAAATTACTACCACTATAGAAAGAAGGTGGTTCAAGAACATATCCTTTAGGTATGTCATTTGTTAACCAAAACGAAACCAATATCAAGTATACATTAAACATAAATGAGTTTGAAAAGTATACATGGAATGTCATCGAGAGTTATTTCAAAGAAGAAAAAGGCAAAGTGTTGATTAATCATCAATTGGAGTCTTTTAATGATTTTGTCTTCAACAAGATTGAGGAGATCATTAATGGTTTTAATTCAATCGAAATATTCCACAAGTTCAATGTCGAAGAAGATCAATTCGAGTATGTAATTGAAATTGATGTGATTCACCCAATCATTACCAAACCAACCGTTCATGAGAAGAATGGAAGTACAAAAATAATGACTCCACATGAGGCAAGACAAAGAAACTTCAGTTACTCTTCATCAATCTATGTAACTTTCGATGTTCGTTGTCAATGGTTAGAAGATGGTCAAATCAAAAACTCAAACAAAGTCATTAAGAATATATGCTTGGGGAAGATACCTATTATGATTGGATCAAATTATTGTAATCTAAACTTGAACTCTGAAAATACTGAAAATGGACATAACAACGAATGTAAGTATGATGCTGGAGGGTACTTTATCATTAATGGAAATGAGAAAGTGGTCATCAGTCATGATCGTATTGCGGAGAATAAGACTTATGTGTTTACAGATAATAAGTTGTCTTCTCAATATTCTCATGTAGCTGAAATTCGTTCTGTTCCCGACAACATCTTTGGACCTCCGAAGCTCACTTCTTTGAAACTCTCATCGAAACCTACCCAATTTGGTAATTTCATTAAGGTGAACATCCATCATATTCGTACGGATATCCCATTGTTTGTGTTGTTTCGAGCATTGGGTATAGAGAGTGACAAAGACATTGTGCAACACATTGTGTTCAATATCCACGACAAGAGCAACACGGAATTAGTAAATCAACTAAAAGGAAGTGCAGAAGAAGCAAATGCCATCAACACAAGAACCAAGGCATTGGAGTTCTTAAGCAAATACTTGAATATCAGTGGATTTCCTAAGGAGATTGTTACGAACAAGGTCAAACGAATTTCAATCATTAATGATATTTTGATGAATGATTTCCTTCCGCATGTTGGTAATGATTTCAACAAGAAGGCTTTGTATTTGGGGTTTATGACAAATAAGCTTCTTCAATGTTTCTTGGGTATTTCTGAGATGGATGACAGAGACTCTTACTTGAACAAGCGAGTTGACACTCCTGGGATCATGTTAGCGAACCTGTTTAGGCAATATTATGGTAAGGTTGTGAAAGATATTAAGAGCTCAGTAATCAAAGAGTTGAACACGACTTATTTTAAGTGTTCAAATGATATCAGTAATCTCATCAACAAGAACAATATCTATAAGATCATCAAACCAAATACGATTGAGTCTGGGATTAAGTATGCTTTGGCAACTGGTAATTGGGGAATTAAGAATGGTAATGTGAAGCAGGGTGTTGCACAAGTTCTCAATCGTCTAACCTATAATGCGACACTTTCTCACTTGCGAAGAATCAACACACCAATGGAAAAGTCTGGAAAGTTGATTCAACCAAGAAAGCTCCATAATACCCAATGGGGAATTATTTGTCCTGCGGAAACTCCAGAAGGTGGTTCAGTGGGGCTTGTAAAGAACTTAGCGATTGCTACCAAAATCACAATATCTTCTGAATCAAGAAATGTTCGTGCGATCGTAGAAGAACTGGGTACTATTATGTTTGATGATAATGTGAATATGGAAATGTTTCATAATAACACAAAAGTGTTTATCAATGGGGACTTTGTGGGTGTTCATCCTGATCCATATCGGATGTTCCTCGAAGTCAAGAAGAAGAAGGTGTCTGGTGTCATCAATATTTACACCAGTGTATCATGGAATGTTCATAAGAATTATATCAATATATCGACAGAAAGTGGTCGTTGCGTTCGCCCATTGTTCATTGTAAAGAATGGAGAGTTGATATTCAACAAGCTCCATGTGCTACATTTGATTAAGGGAAATATTACATGGAAGAATCTCGTATCACCAAGCACGATTGTCAATGATGAAATGAAAGAGTTGTTTAAAGAGTCAGTGATCGAGTTTCTAGATGTGGAAGAGCAAAACTCGAGCATGATCGCGATGAATCTAAAAGACTTACGAAAGGGTGCTCGAGGAGAGCAACTACCAATCAAATATACTCATATGGAGATTCATCCATCATTGATTCTTGGTGTGTTGGCGAGTAATATTCCATTTCCAGATCATAATCAATCTCCTAGAAATTGTTATCAAAGTGCTATGGGTAAACAAGCAATTGGGATTTATGCGACCAACTACAGAAAACGATTGGACACCCTTGGTCATATTTTGAACTATCCACAACAGCCGTTGGTTAAGACAAAGATGCATAAGTTGTTGAACAGTTCGAGCATGCCATGTGGTATTAATGTGATTGTTGCAATCGCATCATACACTGGATTTAATCAAGAGGATTCGATCATGATCAATAAGTCCTCAGTAGACCGTGGATTGTTTAATAGCACATTTTATAGAACATACAAAGAGCAGTGTAACAAGAACTTATCTACTGGAGAAGAGGAAATCTTTATGAAGCCAAACATGGAAGATGATTCAATTCGAAAACCATTCAATTATTCCAAGCTTGGCGAGGATGGGTTTATCGATGAGAATGAGTATTGTACATCAGGTGACATTATGATCGGTAAGTATATGCCACAGAAAATAAAGAATAGTGTATTTGTAAACAAGGATAATTGTGTGGTGGTAAAGAATAACGAATCTGGATACATTGATATGAAGTGTGCGAATAACAAGTATTTCAAAAATACTTCAGCAGAAGGGTATCAATTTGCCAAGATAAAGATTCGAGATTTCCGTATACCGACTATTGGTGATAAGCTCAGTTCAACTAGTGGTCAAAAAGGTACGATTGGGATGGAGTATCGTCAAGAAGACATGCCTTTCAATTCGGATGGATTGGTGCCTGATATTATTATCAATCCTCATGCAATTCCGAGTCGTATGACGATTGCTCAGTTGTTGGAAACGATTATGGGGAAGGCGTGTACGAAACTGGGTGCTTATGGAAATTCCACTCCTTTTACAAATATTGATGTGGATACATTGATCAATTCATTACAAGATGATTGTGGATTGAATAAGTATTCAAATGAAATATTGTATAATAGTCGAACTGGTGAACAAATGGACACCACAATCTTTATGGGTCCTACTTATTATCAACGATTGAAGCATATGGTTTGTGATAAGATGCATTCTAGAAATTCGAATGGTCCGATTGTTCTCTTGACCAGACAACCTGCTGAAGGTAGGGCTAGGGATGGTGGTCTCCGTTTGGGTGAGATGGAGGTGGAGTGTAACTGGGCTCATGGTACGATGTACTTTTTAAAGGAGAGATTTATGGAGTGTTCTGACAATTATAGAGTGTTTGTATGCAAGAAGTGTAATCGATTGGCGAATGTCAATCCAGACAAGAATAAATACAAATGTAATTGTTGTGGAAACAAACTTAACTTTGCTGAGCTACGAATTCCATTTGCAAGTAAACTACTGATGCAAGAGATTCAAAGCATGAGCATTGGTGCGAAGTTCATCACTAATTAAGAAAGATAAAGTTAATATATACATATGATTTTTTTATTGTTTAATGTTAAATGTGGATATTACAGTTAATTTTTTCGATATTACTTATTTGGATTGTGATCGCAATGTATAGATACAATCGAGACAAAGTAAATGAGAAAAAGAAACTTATTGAAAAGTTCGTACAAAAATATGATAATAGTCTAGACAAAGGTCCAGATGGTTATTCTAAGGAGGAATTTTCAATCTACTCCAAAATCATGGGTATTTATAGACATAAGTTAGGACGATCTCCAACACAAGATGAACTTTTTAGATGCTATGACAAAATAAAAGCAAATGAGATTACTTATGAAACTATCAATCAAGCCATGGATGAAAATGGTGAAGATTATAAAACTGTTCTTTTTCCTGAATTGAGCTACACCCTTGTAGAAGTAGAAACAGAAGAGGAAGATTTTGTAAGCACTGAAGCAGAATATGAAGATGAGACTATAGTTTCTGAAGAAGCTGAGAAACCAATGACCATTGGTGACAAAGAAAGTGGTTCAGGTATCAATAATCAATACATCCTTCATCGCCCAACCATTTACAACATAAGCAACAAGATTGTAGAAGAGCAAGATTTCTCTACCGACAAGTTTATTAAAGCAGTCAAAGAAAAGGTAAAATCTTTGGACAATGAAGATGATAGTGAATTAGATATGGATGAAGAACAAGAAAAACAACCCACGGTGTCATCTGTAGAATCGAAAGAATACAAAAACCGTTGTGGTACAAAAGCAGAAATGGATGCTGAGAATGTTTTAGCAATCATGAAAGAAGCAAGAAATATGGAAGATCTTGAAATGGGTTGTAAGAGAAGCACTAAGCGTGAAAAATTAGCCCATGAATATGATGATATGGTGTTGCGTCATGATCAAATGTGGAAAATGCCTGAACGAAGACCACCAGTGTGTAAGATGGGAAGTAAGAAGAAATGTTCAGTAAATCCAATTGAAGTCCAATCTTCTTTGTTGGGCACCTTATTAGAAGATTCTAAAAACACTAAAGTTGGATCTATACTTCCAAAGTTTTCATACAAAGAATCGAAGTAAAAAAAAGGGTATCAATACAATTCTTCTACACTATGATCTGATTGATCACTAACATCCTCTTTATCTGCATTATCAGCATTATCAGCATTATGATATATTTGTTTTTTGTCAAATAGTTTAGAATAATGTTCCTTTTTACAGATCATATTCATTTCTCGTCTATAATTTTTGTATCTACACAAGAACAATGTGTTTCTATGTAATGAAATATTGTATTCAAACTCGTGCTTTCGATTATGGTGTTTCTGATGTTTAAGTAATAGAACACTTTGGTGTTTATTTTCTACAGAATAATCATAGAAGCCTTCATTAAATTCATTTACATTTAGAATACTTTTCAAAACATTTCCATGTACACCAGGACCAGTAACTTCTAAATCACAAATTGGATAGTATTCATTTTCTACATTTGAAACAATCGCATCTAGTATTTGTAATGCAATTGGCGAACCTTTAGGCATTTTCATTAAAGCATTGTAGATGTATTTGGAAGAAGTTGGATAATCAATACAAAAAATATAATCAGCACTATCTAAAACAACATTTGGATTTGATTTTTCTTCAGGAATGATATGAACATCAGAATATACCCCTCCATATAAATACAAAGCACATAATCTCCATATATCGCTCTTAAAAGCTCCGGGTATAAGTTTATCATAAGCATCCACTACTCGTTGATCAAAGTTTTTTTCAATCATTTCTCTGCATTGTAAATCATTGTATCTGTGAATTCTACAATCGATTAACACTTCCCATTGTTTCTTTATATGATTCATTTTACTGTCTTCCTCTAAATCATCGAAACTTGCAAGAGTCATGAAAATATTCTTGGGAATACATGATGTATTATCAATATCATAGAAATAACTGGTGAGTTCTTCATCTGATAAATTCATTTGAAAGTTCTCAATCTCTTCATATCTCCGTACCATCTCAAGAAACAAATTCTTCAAAGAGTTGTTATGAAAGAATCGTTTGTAGAACAATACTTCCTTGAAATTAGGATAACGACCATATATGCTAATGAAAAATAATAGCATTTTATTGTTTTTTTGACTGAATTTCATAAAAGTCTTTGTGTGATACTTCTATGATATCTTTTATATCTATTTTCGTAAAGAAATGGACATATTATGAATGGGGACTATATTTAAATTTAGGTATGAAATATTTAAGCTTCCGGATCTCACTCTTTTTGTCCCTTTAAAAATAAAATGAAATCAAAAGCAATCCTTTTTGGAATAAACTACAATAATACACCACAAGCCCGTCTTCGAGGCTGTGTAAATGATGTCCGCAACATGGCCAAGTTTTTGAAAGAGAAAGCTAAATATGATGTTGTGAAAGCATACACTGATGATGATGACTTCAACAAAGTAACTGGAAGTTATATCATTAACTCGATTTACAAATTAGCAATCGACTCCCATCGTCATAATTTAGATAGGGTATGGATTCATTATAGTGGTCATGGTTGTGCCATCAATGATCGTGATGGTGATGAGTCAGATGGTAAAGATGAATGTATTGTACCTGCTGATTATAACTACCGTGGTGTCATTACAGATGATTTGATCAAGCGTGTACTTCGTTATTTTAACAAAAGAACACAAGTTACATGTATCTTCGATTGCTGTCATTCAGGAACTATTGGGGACTTAAAATATGAATACCGTGATCCACATGTATATCGCGAGGAAAATGCCAAATCAAAATGTCAATCAAATATTATGCTCTTATCTGGATGTATGGATCACCAAACTTCAGCTGATGCGTACAATGTGCGGGGAAGAAGAGAGTTTTCTGGTGCCATGACTTCATGTTTGCTGGTAGCCATGGAGAACTCATCAAATGCTTTTGAAGTGTTTGATGATTTGAAAAAAATGTTGAGAGCGAAACGATTCACTCAGGTTCCTAGATTGACAAGCAGTTTTAAGGTAAGTTCAAACACTTGCTTGTTTTAATTTATTTATTTCATCCGATTATGATAGACTATCAGTATATGTTATATGCTTTTGCAGTTCTTGAGTGTATGTATAGTTCAGCGCTTTTTGAACTTCTGGAAATAAGTTGATCAATAAAAGATTTTGGAATGATTCATCATACTCATTGAATTTTGGGAATAGTTTTTGAACGGGATGTATTGGAAGTTCCTCGGGGTTCTCAGTGGACTGATTTTGTTCTGTCGCGGTTTGTGCCGACGAAGTCGCGGTTTGTGCCGACGAAGTCGAGGTTTGTGCCGACGAAGTCGCGGTTTGTGCCGACGAAGTCGCGGTTTGTGCCGACGAAGTCGCGGTTTGTGCCGCGCTCAAAGGAGTAGCTTCAGCTTCATACATAATAATGTCGCTATTACTAGACTGTGTTTGTTGTTGTGTCTGTTGCGATTCATCTGGATACTCGATAATAAATATACCATCTTGTTCTTGTTCTTTTTTGAATTGTTCATTCAAAGTAGGGTCTGATTCAATGAGAGATTCAAGTTCATGTATGGAGTCATCTAAATCCATTAATACTTGAATACTTCCGAACTTGTCCTTAATCTTACCAGCATTTGTTTTAATCAATTGATTGATATTGATAATAGGTGAATTAAAACCAAGTAATTCATTAAATATTGTACTCAAATGTTGATTATATTTACTATCTTCAGGCATCATATTTAATGCAACCGTTCGAATCGATTTCAATTTAGTAAAGATTTGGGTAATGTTTTGACCAGAAGATCGCCTGCTTCTACCACTGGTTCTAATAAACTGTTGTATATTGGTTTGAAGTACTCTTTGGTCAACCTTGCTTTGAATTTGAACATTCTTAATGTTTCCTTTAATCGTGTAGTATTGAGAAAGGGTTTCAAATGAAATATCTAATATTCTCATACAAACTTGAATATTATTCATATAGTTTTTTTTTCTATCGTTATTCAATTGTGACACATTGTTACTTTCTAAATAAGAAGTTATACTTTGAAGAAGTGTTTCAATAGATTCCCTGGAGTCATATAGATACAATATGAATTCAAGAAGTTTTTTACGGATTATTTCGAATATATTCGTATCAGAAATACCAGAAATATCAATCTTGTATAAGTTGTCCAAAGATGTTATTAAAGGAGTATTTTCTGGATTGTTCTTTTGTATTACAGATAGATATCTATTTAGTTTGTCATTTATGAATTGCTTCATTGCTCTTGAAGTGGATAAGTCAATATTATTTTTATGAAATTTCGAATAGTAAAACAATATGCTTTTGAATGATCCTTTACCACTGATTGGACTTTTTGTGCGCAAATCATCTAAATTTACCAATTTAATACCAGGAGTGAATTTATTATCAACAGAATCAAACCAGAACATAATTGGTTCATTTTGTTTGAAAGCATCCGCAATTAATATTTGGTCTCTTGTTCCAAATATAGTGTCCATCATTGGATTGGGTTGTTCGATATTTTCTCTAATCTTTTTCAATTCATGTAGTTGTATATGATCTCCCAATTCTTTATAAGTCATTAAGTATAAAAGCTTCTTTAATTCCCCATTTGGTCCACTAAATAGTCTTGTTATAGCATCTTGAATGCTTTGTGGTAATTTAGATAATAACTCATTATTCACAATACTATTGATTTCAAAATCAGTTCCATTCAAACCAATAGTGCTATTTTGAAATTGAAAGCGGTATTTACCCATATCATTTTCGATTTGTTGTACACTCTGAATAACTGGAATAAGAGCTTGATATTTATTAGGATTTTGATTAGGTGGGTCTATAACGAGGAAACAGGATTGGAAAAACTTATTGATGATTTCATTCAAATAAGTCATGTAATTTTCAATGGTCATATATTTATCAGTAACCACTCCGCGAACAGGTGAAGGATCTAAATGGTTACCATAAGTATAAATGCGTTGCAATTTTTTCTTGTCAGGATCTTCTGTATCAATATGATATTCTTCTCCCAAGGGCATATCGCATACAATATTTTTAATAGAACCTAATGTAGCTTTGTCGAAAACTTCCCTTGAGTCTCCTTCTTTTACATATTTCTTCCTTGTGGCATCACGAATATACAAATTCTCATAGAAATCAAACTTGGTACCAATCACTTTCGCAATAAATCGAGGTTCGCTCAAAATACCACTTTTAAAAAGAGGAGGTATGATTTTCGATACCTTCTCAAATAATCCACTCTTACCGAAATCATGTTTCATGTCTGAAAGTAATCGGATGCTATCATAGTACTGTTCAAAGTTTTTATTATCTAATATTGGTTTACCTCCAAACATACCATCATCCATAATAGATTGATCTTCACTACGATCACACATTCCACGCATTTCATACATTTCTTCCAAATAACAATAATCTGTGTCGAAGATATCGATTGTATTTAGCAAGTAGTTGAAAGCTACACTTTTATCAGTCCAACTTTTATCATTAAGAGGTTCCAATTCCATTTTATTTTGCAGTGTCTGGGACAACTTTGTTTTCTTGTTATTTTTCCGAGGGTATTCATCATCTTCCAGAAGGCCTTCATAATCTTCCCGAAGGCCTTCATAATCTTCCCGAAGGCCTTCATAATCTGGGTTTTTTATCATATCTGCGTATACTCTTCTCTTCTTCCCATTAAGTCCACCTTCCATGTCTGGATATCCCATGTCTGAGGATACCATCATTACAAACATTTGCTTCTTCATCCATTTTTCGAAATGGGGATTCTCGAAATTAGTTTGATCCATCTTGCGTTTGTATTTATCACCATACTTTTCATTATAGATAGCTTTTAAGATCTCTTTCACATGTTCTTCTTTGTTATTTCGTTGTTTTTCATATTTCTTTATTTTGTTCTTGAATTCAGGATGGGCTTTGTTAAACGAATCGATTAATCTCACTAGTTCTTTGTCTTCTACCTTTTTGTTTTCTAAAATCTTGCTGATTGTTTTTTTATGTTTTCGATTAGCATACTCTAAGAACTGTTCTTGCATGTTATCTAAAAATGTATCATCAAAGCTTTTGGTAGTAACACGAGATTCAGGAATTTCAATCACTTCAACTTGAGATGAATTCTCATCATTCTCACCATCATTTTCATTCTCGTCATTCAATTCATCCACTTTCAAGTCTTCAATAAGTTCGATGATATTATCTACATCTTGGTGTGGGGATTCTATTTGATGTTCAATCATTAAAGGAGCTTCAAACATGATCATAGATGTGTTATTTTTACACAAGCATCCAGATAACTTCATAATAAAATGTTCTCCGTTATTTTTAATTTCATTGACTATCATAGCACCAAATTTTGATTCATACGAAATATTTTCATTATACAAAGTGTCCAAAATATTCTTGATATGTTGTATAGCATTATCACGAATGATGACTTGCTTTTCATAGTCTTGTGAAGTATGTTGAATTAACATCATCACTTTGTCGTAAATAGAAGAGAACTGTTTTGTATACTTTTCAATAAATTGGATCGCGGTTTCATTCATTAGCAACTTATCCTTCAATTGTTTATTTTCATTGAGTAGCGCGTCCATACCAATATCTTGATTTATACGCACATTTTTTTCATAAAATGGCTGTGTTTAAATTGGATTTTGATAATGACTTCTACAAACAGGTTCATAATCACTATCTGAACCAATCAATACTGTTTCTGAGGATGATACCTTTCTCTGTGAGAAGATGGCAGGGGTTCCATCATTGCATATCGTACACAACGCAGATAATTTACACAAACTATCAGAAATTGGAATTAGATTCAGTATTTGACCAAATGGTTTTCTTTGAAAATCCCCATCCAAACCACATACCACAACCCATTTATCATGTTTTAAAGCTTCACAAACAAAATCATACAAATCATCAAAGAATTGTGCCTCATCGATGAAGATGGCTTTCGCATCTTGAAACTCCGTTGTAAATAATAGAGATGTTAGTTCGATTACTGGAATTGCTGTGATTGCTTCTTTATCATGTGAGCATACATAACTCTTGGTTGAATATCTATTATCATTCTTATGATTGATAATCATAATGTTGTTTTTGAATAGTATGTTTGCTGTTCTAATTCGTTTGATCAGCTCAGTAGTTTTTCCACTGAACATACATCCAATAATAATGTCTAATTTGGATTTCATTTTTATGTTTAGAGAATGATTATATGGTTGTTCTTAAACTTCTTTTGTTTTTGGTTTCCTTTCTTCTCGTCTTAAACTCTTTTCAATTTTTTGTTCATAGTAATGGGCATTTTCAATAACACGATGATTTGCACATTTAGACATATGTTCTCTAAGGTACAATACATAACTAATTCTAAATCCATCAGGTTTCAATAATTCTATTTCAGTGTTACAATGCCATTGATGTACATCCATCAACAAGAAATCTCCTGGTTCTACCTTCAAACATATTTTGAATTGGGGGAATCCCAAATAACAACCTGCAAAATCTCTACCAGTAACCGCAAGATTGCCTAAGCCTTTCGAGTAGTCACCAGTGTCTTTATGGCAAGAAGTTCTCCAATTATAATTTAAAGTTACAGTAGTAAATACAGTATCTGGTATTCGCATGTCCTCTTTGATCTTATTGTATTCTTCTAATTGGGTTTTGTAGTATTCCCCACCATATTTTTCGTATAAAGCGGAACATCTCTGAATGAAAGGGATCGCATTTTCCCATAACTCCATACTATTCTTTGTAAACGCGGTTTGACGACAAGCTACATCTGTCTTAAAATATTTCTTATGCATTCGAATGGGACGATCATAAAATCCAGCGATATTACTGGTGCTTGAATTAATAGACATTGAATGTCCATCTACCATATGACGAACTGTCTTGGACCCTTCTGGTTTCCCAGATGCCAACCCTCGATTGTAGTTCTTTTTCTTGGATAAATCCTTGAATGAATGAGTAGCATCCTCTTGGAGCTTCTTATAGATTACTCTCTTCATAAGCACGAACAATACTTTCTTCTTTCCAGTCTCATCTATATGATACCCTTTCTTTACTTTTTTGGCATCAATGACTTCATCATAATGATCCAATCCAAACTTCCTTCCTGGAGCATCTATTTCTCCTTTTTCAAACTCTTCATCTGTGTACTTCTTTTCATAAATGTTTGTTCTTTTGGATTTGCGCCTTTTACCACCCGTCATTTGACTGGTCGCTCGACTCGTCTTACCACCGACATCCATGTTTAAATTATCCATGGTAAGTTCGTTTCTTATACTTCATACGCACAAAAAATTGAATTTATAAAATTGTAAAATGGATGGAAAGAAAAGAAGAATTATCAGTACTGTATTATATCATGAATCAAATGGCTATGAACTTTCGCTATCAATTTTCTAAGCGAATCGAAGAAAATGACTGTTTGACACCAAGAATCATGCAAGCCATGCTTAGTGATAAAGATGGTGATTTAGCTGAAACAATGGGAGACTATGCAATGGAACCATTTATCAAGAAGATGAGCTCTTTTGAACTGCTAGAAGTGTTTGCACCAAAACTACTAATCTATTTTAATGTAAGATCTATTCCATTACCAATCTATTACTCTTTGAATGATTTGTTGGTTGATATTGAGCTCTATTTGGGTTCGGATTGAAATCCATAATTCGTTATATGAGGTTCTTCTATATAGGAATTAATAATTTTTTCTATTGGTTTTGTGAGTTTGTTTTTATGAATCAGATAGTTTTTAACTTTCATACCAATCATCGCTTTGTTTTCATTCTCCCATTCATTTAGAAATTCATAAAGTTGCTCTAGAGAGTTCATCTTTTAAATTAGAATTCACAAAAATTGTTAAATCATATTCGTATGTTTTGTACACAAGTCCATTCCTATCTTAGCATCATATTTGCATTGGTGTCCTTGTTTGGTTATTTTAGAACATTTCTTGACCGAATGATCAAGTAAATGATTAATACTATTCATTAAATCATTCTCTGATATATTGTGTTCTTGAGATAATTGCTTTACAATGGATTGAAGAAGCTCCTTAAGATAATTTCTAATCTCAATTTCAAAGCGTTCTTTCATTTCATGAACAAACTCATGAATGTTCATTGTCAAAATCAAAATGAATTTAAAGATCAGCAATGAAACTTTGTAAAATGTTAATCACCTCCACAAGAACAAGATCTGTGAATTCTTCTATTGTTCCATTATCCATAAGTAAAAAACAAAGAATAGATACCCACAACAATCACAGCTATCATAAGAGACGAAAGCAGATCAAACATTCCATAAAGATTGATTGTAAAAACACTCAGAATCAATCACAACAACTTAGTCTTCCTCCTCCCAAAAATGAAAACACAAAGAACTTAACATTGGTTGGTATGTTGTTTTCCAATCTTACCGTATACACTTTAGTTAGAGACACAAAGGATGTTCTTTTAGTTACTTCTTGTGGTGCAGAAGCAATACCATTTATGAAAACATGGTTCAATTTTCCACTATCAATCATGTCCATTTTGTATTTTTCATTTTTAAACAGTAAAGGGTTCGACACAAGATGGGTGTATCGATTAACCTATCTTCCAATCGCCACATTGTATTCGCTTGTTGGACTGGTGCTATATCCAAATAGACATGTTATACAACCAACATTACCTTTAGATGGATCCTTCATACATCCAATTATGGCATCCATTGCGAACAATTGGGTATCTGCGGTGTTTTATTCATTAGCAAGCATATGGGGGTCGATGGTAATTTCGTTGTTATTCTGGATGGTTGCCAATCAATACACTGATGTAATAACAGCAAAGAAGATATACCCATTATTTGGGTTTATCGCAAATTTTGCCTTGATATTTGCTGGTATTATCATGAACAAATTGAGTGTTGTTTATAGTAATGATTGGGGTACGAATATGCATATTTTAATGACCTTGGTATTGATTTTTTGCTCTTTGAGTTATGCTTTATACGAATTTCTTTCGAGTCATTTTGATCCAGTGAATACACCAATTATAAAAAAGTCAAAGAAGAAAGTGTCGTTCCAAGAAGGAATAATTACTATGTTTAAAGAACCATTCATTCGCAACATGGTATTCGTGATTGCTTCTTATGGAAGTTGTATCGCATTGTATGAGACTTGCTGGAAGCGATACATGTATATGTATTTCAGCACTCCTGTAGAGTATGCACAATTTATGGGAGCGGTTTCATATATGAAAGGTATTATGACCATGATCATGATGATCATTAGTAGTTTTATACTAAAATACATGAAGTTTTCTCATTCCTTATTGATTACACCTGTAACATTAACCGTGATAGGTGTCTTTTTTTATGCGAGTATCTTCTTAAATCTTCCGATTGTATATGTGGTGTATAGTGGAGCTGTGTTAGGGGTTTTTACAAAGGCTCTAAAGTATTCCTTTTTCGATCCAAATAAGGAAATAGCATATATCCCAATGAGTGAAGAAATAAAAACTAAAGGAAAAGCAACCATTGAAGTGATTAGTAATCCTCTTGGAAAATCTGGAAGTTCCTTGGTGCTTCAAAGTTTGATATTATTTTATGGATCATTAATGGATGCTTTGCCATCGATTGCGCTTTACTTTGGAATCACATGTGTGGTATGGATTTATGTTGCAAATGAGATCGGAAAAACTCATGATGCTACACCACGATAAGGAAGAGTATAAATCATAATAGCTAATGTACACCAATTCAGAACGATCATTGTTAATAAGGGATCATTCTTATCATTATATGCCCATTTAAATTTCAAGAAGTAGCCATACAATGCGAAAGTGAACATATTGATTAGTAAAACAAGTATGATATCGCGGTATGGATGTTTTATATTTTGTCGATCTAAGATCAAACGAATATGATTGAGTATATTGCTGGATACCAAGTAATGTAGAATAGATAGAACGATATATTTGCTGAAGTTATGTTTTTGAAAAGAGTTCAGGTACCATTGTAGTTTACTATCGGATGGTTTAAAGTCTTTTGCAATGAAAATATCTAAAGTGTAATGAAGGAAAGATGAAATGATGTATACATAAATATCCAATGATTGTCTAAATATTTGTTGTTTGATTAAGAAGTAATTGGCTACAAATTTGAAAAGTTCAGTGGAAAAAGTGGCAATAGATGCTCTTGTGTATTCATTATGAAACATCCTTGTTTATTTTTACCTACATATTTTATCAAAAATTGAATATATTTATAAACAAAACTCTAGTTAATAGAGTAAGGTCTCTTAGTATGGAGTTTACATCTTCAATTGATACATTTACAAAGTTATCAAAGAAGTATCAATACCATCTTCGAAAAAGGTTTGCGAAAGATCTATGCGATCGTCTAAGAGATCATTTGGATGAAGATGAAATCAATCAAGTAATGAAAGAATTAAAACTTAGAACTTATTCAGCTCCAAAGAAAGCAACTCTTCAAACAAATCCTCTCAAACATGCGGAAGATACTAATCGTTCTAATTTGTTGAAATTCTTGGTTCGTGAGTTGAAAGAGAATATGTCCAAAAGCACACCGATGAGCACTCGTAACAAAATTGCACAGAAGGTGATCAATCAAATGAATGATGGTACATGTTTTGAAGATGCCAAAAAGAGCGTATATGAAATGTATGACATTCATATATCATATAGAGTTGGTGTGGATAATGACCGTACAAATCGTGAAAATATGCATATTGAAAGAGAATATGATGAGCTTTGTGGTAAAATAATTTATGGATGGGATGATTTTGGTGAGATATTGTATGAACCAACTTTTGGCTGTTTGATCGAACCTCCAACTTTTAAGGAAGGTGGAGAACGATGGAGGGAAATTTTGGATCATCGGTGGGAACAACGATCTGGCTTTGAAGATGGAGAAACGATTGATGAGTTCAAAGGATAATATTTAAATTTAATGTAAATAGAAACAGTAGATGAAAGCAATCTCAAAGACGATCGTAATCACAGGTTCGTCCAAAGGTTTTGGAAAAGAGCTCGCGAAAGAGTTTCTAAACAAGGGTCATAATGTGGTCATTTGTTCGAAGAGTTCTGAAAATATTGAATCCGTTTCTTTAGAACTTAAAAAGTATGATAATTTACTACCATTAGTGATTGATGTACAGAATTATGATGATTGTAAAGAGCTACACTATCAAAGCATTAAACGATTTAATTCAGTAGATATTCTTATCAACAACGCAGCAACAAATCTCAATACACGACAAGACTTTTTATTATTTGAACATGATGATATTGACACCATCGTAGAAACCAATATGATTGGATTAATGTACTGTCATCGAGTGTTTTTACCATATATGATTGGAAAGAATGGTGGTGTTATCATTAATGTAGAAGGAAGTGGTTCTCGTCCTTTCGATGAAACCACCGGATATAGTATTTATTCAAGCACGAAAGCAGCATTAACCAGTTTTACAAATACGCTTCGTAAAGAGTACAACAATACGAATGTCCACTTTTGTACATTGTCACCAGGAATGATGCATACAGATGTGTTATGGACAAAAAACACAACTTCAGAAATGGAGCAAATTTTCAATATTTTCGGAGAGTATCCTGATATTGTTGCTAAGGTGATGGTAGACGAAATCTTACAAATCAAAGAAAACAAACATCTCGAATACTTGACTTGGTCCAAGATCATTTCTAAAATGATGACCCATGTCTTATTCAATCAATTTAAAAAAGATTGAACATTATCAAATCAAAAAATAGAAATAATGAATGATCATCTAGAGAAACTAGATAAGATAGAAAAAAAGATTGACGCTATTGATGATAAATTGGACATCATTATGGAATACATCGAAAGTGAAGTAGTTCCATCCACCAATAAAATGTCATCTCATATTGATTTTATTGAACATACTTATACAAAAGTGAGTGCACCTTTACATTTTATGTGCAACAAGATAAACCGATATATAGGCCATGATAATACTAAGAAAGACAAATAATAATGTATATGATCTTACTTTGAAAATATGATTTAATCTTTTATTGTTTCCGAAAATAACCGCACTTTTGATAGCATGTTCTATCGTTGTTAAACTACCTAAGTTATGAGGACCTACCATAAATACATTCTTGACTTTCTTTCCTTGATACGGGACTCTACCTACTGCGTTTGCGTAACTCGAGTTGATCGTGTCCCATTTGTTGTTTTTCCTTACAATATTATGATGATAAGTAGTCTTGTATGGTTTGGGAATTGGTATCTGTCTTTGTTTATTGATTTGATCGATCGATTCTTCAATAATCTCATCCATAGTGTCACATTCATTCGCAGTTTTATTAATTCGTTTCGACTTGGTGTCTAGATCCACCACGACACAAGACCAAACACATTTTACTTTTGGATCACGAGAAAGCATATCTTGTTCAATCGACTTTTCTAATATGATCACAGTCCAATCATTAAAACAACTCCAACACCATTCAGAAGGAATAGTTACCTTTTCAGTAAAATGTAATTGAAAGCCTAATCCTATGTAGGTGGACTTATCTACAAATCTTTTGAATGAGTTCATGGACTTGAACCAATTGGATTTCAAATCTCTGCTTGATCTTTGAATAATTTCATAGCATGCTTGAAGTGGTGTTGCTAATATGATATTTTTACCCATGTAGGTATTCCCTGATTCGTCTCGAACGATTCCTTGTACATCATCAATCGATGTGATCTTGGTACGAAGAATGATGTTCATATTGTCATGTGAAAAGATGTATCGGTACGCTTGTTTTATCCAATCATTTGGACGATTTAAATACACTAAATCGAAGAAAATTCCTGGATCAATGACGGCAAATTCAATGAATGCTCCCATACATACTTTATCATAAGTATTGGATGATATGATTGCCATCACTTTTAAGAAGCCAATTCCTTTTTCAGAAATGTGATTTTCATGAGCCCATTTTTTTATGGATTGATAATACTTGAAACCATTTGGGTTCAAAAAATAACTCATAATTACACTTGTTAACTTCAATGTGTCCATAAAGGACATATGTTTAAGAAAACTTTTCACAATATTAAGATTACCAAACTTTCCATAGATGTTGTGAGTATTATTGTGTGATGTTGCTCCAATCTGATTTAGTAATTGAAAAAAATAATGATTACTCGAAAAAAGAACTTTAGGCGAATGTTCAGTCATGTATTGATTGGTGTTTTGATCCCAATCAATTTTCCAATTTCCTCCTAAAGAGTGTTCACTTTCCAACAATAATGTTTTATGTTTTGTGTTTGCCAACATGGTCGCTAAAGTAATGCCAGTTGGTCCTCCACCAACTATGACATAATCATACATCATGTTGTAATTTTTAATTTGTGTCAATATTTTTAATTGTCAAAGAATGCATCATTATCATTCTGAACTTCATCAATGCTTACAATCGCAGTCATTTCGGGTTCATCTGACATATTCTTGGTAAAGGTTTCCTTCATAATAGCATCAATCTCTTTTAAATCTTCTTCAAGATTGCTCTTTTTTGTTTTCAATTCATCTTGTAATCTAGAGAAGCGTTTCTTTTCAAGACTCATAATCTTGTTTTTCAAATTGTCGAATTTGTTTAGTTTCATGGTGGTTTTCATTTTTTGAGACGATTTGTGTAATGGTTTCAATTGTGGAACAGAAAGTACGATATTCATTTTAAGTTTTTATATTTTACTTATTAAATATATATTTTTTTAAATGAAATGTTCTACTACTTGTAATTTGAAAGACTCTTTAAAAGTATATGTCAAGCCACTTGAATTTGGTGTAAAATTAGGTTATCGTTTAAGCACTAAACCTAGAAATAAAGAGACTGGTAAATGGATTCGAGATAGTTTGATATCCTTAGGGCCGACTTATATCAAAATAGGACAGGTGATATCGTCTCGTCCAGATTTGTTTCCAACCTATGTTACAGATGAGCTAATTTCCTTACAAACGAATGTCCCTTGCGTAGCATTTCAAGATGTAAAAAGTATTATTGAAAATGAGTATGGTAAGAATATTGAAGAGATATTCAGTGAAATAAAACCAAAACCAATCGCATCTGCTTCAATTGGTCAAGTTCATCTTGCGAAACTAAAGCATAATAACAAGGTTGTTGTGGTAAAGGTACAAAAACCTAAAATAGAGGATACAATATTGAATGAGTTAGATGTAATCAATACTTTGTTGAAGTTATTTGAAATGTTTCAGATAAAAAAAGTAAATGACTTGCTCTTGGTGTTGAATGATTCGTGTAAAAATATCAAAATCGAACTCGACTTTATTAATGAAAAGAAGAACATTTTGCTATTCCAATCGATCTTCAAGAACTCTGAACTTGTCCAGATTCCAAAAGTGTATTCTAAATTGACTACCAAAAAGGTGATTGTTATGGAATATGTTCCTGGCATTAAGATTGATGAACTAAAACATAAATCTTTGAATTTCAATGGAGAAATGATGTCTAAGAAGTTAATGACAACTTTTATACTATGTCTATTACAAAGCGGATATTTACATGCTGATCCTCATGCGGGTAACATTTCGATTATCAATGATAAGATTATACTCTATGATTTTGGAATTGTTGCAAAATACAACATCAACATCAAGGATGCTTTGAAAGATATATTCATTGCTTTTTTGTCTAAAAACACTGATGTAGTAATAAATCGTGTACTCGAGAATGATATCATCTTTATGAAGAATTCTTCTGCAACAAGTGTATCCGAGTTAAGCAGTATTGAATATGTTACATTATATCGTCTAGTCAATTATTTGTTTGAATATTCTGAAACATTGGATATAAACAAATTTCAGTCCAATCTTCTTAGCGATAACTTCTTAGATGTTGACAATTTACCTTTTGATATCAACCCAGAAATGCTATTACTGTTCAAAACATTCGCAACTTTAGAAGGTGTGTGTAAGAATATTTACCCTGAATTCAACTATTTCATATTAATTGATGAGCTTTTTAATGAGCTATTAGATGTTGATGTTCTTTCGCAAAAAATATCGACCGATATTAAATTTCTTTTAGACCAATTCCGTTTTCAGCCCAAACAAGATACATCTAACGATCTTAAAACGAAACTACAATCCGCAAGAATGGATCAAATGAATGATGATTCAAATAATAGGTATAGATTACTAATGATTGCAACTTTTTTATCAACCTTAATGAATGTGATATCCTCTCTTTAATTTCCCCCAAAAAAGAAAAAGTGTTTAAAATGTACTTAGTCAATATTATAGAAGACACATGCTAGACATTGAATTAAAAGATCTGATCGAGAAAAGTATCAATGGCACTTTGTATGATATTGCCCAAGTCGTGTATTATTTATTAAAAGATGACTATGTATCTGCTAGACTAAAAAATAAGCTCTGGTTTAAATTTGATGGTAATAAATGGTGCCAGATTGAAGAGGGGCCTTATTATGAGTTATCCACAACGATCGTATCAGCTTATGAATCTTATTTGAAGGATTTGTTATGTACTGAAATCACATTAAAGAATGATAAGGCTTGTGATAATTTGGAAACTGAATCGAAATCCATCGATGAACAACTAAAACTAGTTCAAACGGAGATCACAAAGACCAGTTCAATCGTTGACAAATTAAAGAATGTAAATTTTAAGGAATCTTTGTGTAAAGAATGTTTGTATTTGTTTTACAATAGAGATTTCATTTCTGAGCTTGACAAGAAGGAACATTTGATTGTATTCAAAGAGTCAGTATATGACTTGAAAGAAAAACTGTTGAGAAATGGTGAAAAAAGTGACAAGGCATCTATATATATTGATGCTATTTATGATGATGTCATTGTAAATGAGGATGTTAACTATGATGAAATGGTCAACAACTTTATTCAGTTCAGAAAGAATCTCTTGAAGAAACGCCATCCAAAGAATGTGTACACTTTGAGCTACTTTTAAAAATTTGAAGTCCTTCTCGTCTTAAAAATTGATTTATAGATTGTACTCTTTCTTACTAAAAGACCACACACTCTTTCCATTCAATCCAACAACAATGGCAACTAACTCAATCATTCTTACAAAGAACCTTGAAGTGAACAAGATTACATATGATGAACCAAAGAAACTTGATAATGGTGGGAAAATGATTTATGTATCATTCAAGAAGAATCCTCTTCGTATTCAAACACCTCAATGTTATCTACCATTTGGAATCAATGTTTATAAGAATGAAGATAGTGGTACAGAAGCACATACATTGGAACTATCTTTTGATGGAAAGGATAGTAAACCAAACCTTATGGATTTCTTTGTAAAAATGAAGGAATTCGATGATTTGAACATTCAAAAGGGCTTTGAATATCAACAGAGTTGGTTCCGTAAGAAGTATCCAAACAAAGAAGTGATCGAAGCATTGTATACAACAATGATTAAGTATCCAAAGGATAAGAATGGAGAAATCACTACTGCTTGGCCACCTACATTCAAGATCAAACTGCCTTATGTAAATGGCGAGTACAAGTTTGAAATGTATGATAAGAGTAACCTGAAGATTGATCCAAAGTCTGTTCAGACTAAGGGGGGTCGAGCAGTGGCCATTATTAAGTGTAATGGAATTTGGCTAGCTGGTGGTAAGTTTGGAATGTCATGGAAGGCCGAACAGATCCAAATCATTCCTCCGAACAAGATTAGTGGGTTTTGTATTCGATATGTAAAGGAGGATATGATTAATCAAGAAGAATCAGAGGAGGGTACAAATGATCCTACTCGCGAGACAAAAGATACAGGTAATGAGACAGGTAATGAGACAAGTAATGAGACAGGTAATGAGACAAGTAATAATGTTCCTGAGAAAATAGTAAACGAAGAGGAGACTACGAAAGATGAATTGCAATCAGAAGATAAGCTTGAGCCTGATTCAGAAGATGAGCTTGAACCTGATTCAGAGGATGAGCTTGAACCTGAGCCTGTACCTGAACCCGAGCCTGTAAAAGCCAAGAAGAAGGTAGTAAAGAAGAAGACAGTCACTAATCCTTAGAATTTAAAGGAGTTGAAGAGTATAGTTGTAGAATATATTTCACTAGTTCGCTTCTTTCAATATCATTATTATCAAATTCAATTAATTTAAAAAACCTATTGTTATCATTTTCTTTTTTTAACTTTAGAAGTAAGTCTTCTAAACCATTCACATCTTCAATATCACTTTGATCTAAATCTCCAGTCAATACAACTTTAGAATCTTTACCAACTCGTGTAAGTAATGTTTTCATTTCCATAATCGATGAATTTTGCATTTCATCCGCAATGAGAAAGGTATCATCGAAAGTTCGTCCACGAATGTATGCTAATGGACAAACCTCAATCGTTTTATTGTATACCATTTGGTTAATACTTTTAGATGTCATACTATGTTTCATGCTATCATAAATAGGCACTAACCATGGATCCATTTTGTCTTCCAGTGTTCCTGGTAAAAATCCCAATTCATTTCCTAATGGAACTACTGGGCGGGTAATGATAATTTTTTTGATACGATTCTCAAGTAAATGTTCCATTGCCACTTTACACGCAAACATTGTTTTCCCTGTACCTGCTGGACCAACTCCTAAAACAAGGGGTATATTTAAGTCATCCATATTTCGAATATATTCTTTTTGTTTCGGGTTCGGTTGTAATGTACAAGTTGTGGGTTTATTATGTTTACGAAAGATGGTTAAGGGACGAATTGTTAATGAGGAACGAATTTGTGAAGATTTCATATTAAATAAAATAACATAAAAAAAATGAAGAAAATCGTTGACTATTCAAAATTGAAAAGTGAAGGTGTAGCATATTCAGAGTTATTAGAGAGAATATATCATAAGAACCCCAATAACAATCGATTATTCATTGAAGCCAATTCGTTACGGTCTACAAAGGAGTTATTTCGTTTTTGTCTAGACTTATTCTGTAAAGGCTTGGTAATGTGTCATGGAGGTGATAGTAGACGCGTAGAAATAGATAGGTTGTCTATGGAACAAATTCAATATGTAATCGATAAGTTAAGTTACACTGGGATAATGACCATAGTTCGAGTATTAACAAAAGAACATTATCATGTGATTCATGATGAATCAGAGGAATTGGAATCAGACAATCCATTACAAGAACCATTACTTGAAAAACAAAGGATAAAGGATGCTTATCAAGTTTTGCAGAAAAGTGTAGAAGCAATTGATAAATTTCCAGATAATGATCCTTTACAAAATTACAACTTTAAAATATTAGTAGGTGATTGCGTATATTGTATATCATTTGAAATTCATGTATAAAGTTTTAAGACATAATGTATTGGAATAAATCTCTGGGGATTTTTTTGCCATTCACCTTACCGCTAAACACAAAATATCCATCTTGTATGCTCAAATCGATTTCGTCCTTTTGAATGTCAATGATTACCTTTTGAGTGTTTGTTGAAAAGTTTTTATAGCAGAATATAACTTCATTTTCAATATATAAAGCACAACCTTTGAATCTTTGATCGATTTCACCAAGTAAATGTTGTTTCACATCAAGTTTGCTCTTGTCATTTTGAAAATTCAATTCACATACTAAACTCAGAATATTTAAATTTGTAGCCATGTATTTGTTTACCTTATACAACTCACACATTGTTGCTAATACCTTGTTGCATGATTCTTTTTCCTTGTTGAAAAATATGATTTTATCATCACTTGTAAAATCGGTTGTGCTTATGGGAAATGGTGTTATTTCTTTCGCAAGTTTATAATGAACATCTTGATCTAAGGTTGACATGTGTTTAATCCGTGTAAAAGATGGGTAGAAACATATACTATTGTATTCGTCATTAATGTACTTTTCGATTAATATTTTGGGATTCTCTATAAAAATACTGCCACATTCAACATATATGCCTTTAGTGAAGGTAGAAAAGACGCAACTCATATACATATTTGGTTTGTCTTCTAGATTGTCAAATTCATTGGATATGTTCAAATAATCAATGGTGTAACCACTTGGAATACACTCGAGTTCATCCTTTTGAATCTCATTCGAGTGGTACACCACTTCCACACGATAAATGTTTTTCACATCGTTTAGGCTCTTTATGGTTCTTCTAAGGGAGGGTATTTGTTCTCTTGATTGTATAAGAATGACTATACCAGTTCCGTTATAAAAAAGAGATGTCTCTGTGTTTCGCGAACTTACGAATTTGCTAATTTTAGTATATAAATTAATCAAATGCTCAGCAGGCCCTAATTTCTTTTCATTATCAATTTCAACACCCGTTATTCGTTGGATATGAGATTTGTACACTTGTTGTCTTTCAAAGTTACTTGGATGGAATTCTTTATGGATCTTGTATTTTGCATTGCGATACTTGGAGTTCAAGAAAAAATTGGTTCGAACTGTTTCAATCAAATCTACCGCATAAGTGGTATTGTAGTCATCATAGTATAATTTATTTTCTTCAAATGGTTTACAATTATGAATGATGGGGATATCAATTGTCAAACATTCTAAATGCAGGAAATTCAAAGAGTTCAATATATTATGACTTACAACTACATTAATATATGGATTTGAATTCTTTATTAATGAAAGAATGCTTGGCATTACAATACGACCATACGATTCCAGTTTCTTATCAGTATAGATGCTTAATGATTTAATGAATGCATTATTTTTTTTTCGAATCACTTCATCACCACAAAAGACATAAACCTTATTAAGTTTGTCTTTGAAGTTTTTATTATAACTTTCAGCAATTAACAACGGTATAAGTGCTGATTTATGAATACTCATGTTGGGTTCGAATATGAGAATGTTTATTTTCTCGCGATTAACTTCATGATAATCAAGCTCAAAATTAAGTTTGTGATTTTCAATATACTTATTTATGATTGTGTTATTCCAAACATAGGGAAGGAGATAAGTTGGCTTGTTGGTTAATAAATGAATATATTCAGTCATAAAGCTGTACATTTCCAATATCCAGTATTCATCATAAAATCCATGAATAAACTTCTCAATAATACCGTGATGTCCAAATACAAACTCCTCTTGGTGAAGCACAAACAAATTTCCACATAACATATTTATGCTAACAATGCCATGTTTCTTAATATTATTGATGATTCCATCATTGTCTGGTGATGAGATATTCAAAGAAACGAATATAAATGTTTGAAACTCAGAAAGATCACTTGTTTCATCCATGAATAATACAGGATCATGAATATCATGTATTTGCTTGTATTTGTTTTCAATAGATACATATTCTGCTGTGTATCCAATATTCTCTAACAATTGTTTCAAGAAAATAGCTTGCTGTACACAACCATTGCTAAAATTGCTTTCTGGCATTTTCACCAATAGACCTATCTTTTTTAATGATTTTTGTGTTCTCGCCCTCTTATCAATAGATGATTTAATGGAGTTGACCAATTCATTCTTTACAATAATCATTTTTTAATATATAGTTTAATTAGTTTCTTTAATATTTAAATGCTGATTTCAACCCACATGAAAATGTCTATATAATATTGTTAAAAAGTTTTCATCCTTGGGTGTATACTTATAAGTTTTGTTATTCAATTTATAATTAATAGAACGACTTTGTTCCATATGACTTTTTAAGTTTTTGTGGGTGATATATAAGTAAAAGCATCCAAACATAGCTACAACGAATATCACAAATAGTACCAGTATGAAATTCATTTATAAATTATCATATTAAAATATTTAGATTGATTACTCTTAAAGAATATGAATGAATTACTTGATGAAAATCCTTTTGTAATGTTTAAGATACCAGGTTGTACCAATTGTACTAAAATGTCTCAAATGTTCAATGATGTTGGTTTAGAGAATAAATATACAGTTATTAATTTAGCAGACTTAGATGACATGGATGATGTTTTGTTTTCCCTAAAAGAAACAACGAAAACATCTTTATTTCCAATGATATTTATTAACAAAAGATTTATGGGAAGTTATAAGGAAGTCAAACAGATGATTGAATTTGGAACATTTGGTGATATACTTAAAAATGAATTGAACATAACATTAACTATAGATGTATAACAGCTTACAAATGTATAATGTGATCGCAATTACTGGTTTTAAAAGAGCAGGTAAAGATATTGTCTCTGAATACATATCCAAAAAATATGGATATACTCATGTCAAAGTTGCTTCCAAACTAAAATCAATCATTAAACTAGCCTTTGATTTAAATGATGAAGATGTGGAGTCTTTTAAAAAGGATCTTGTGAATGATAGACTTGGTGTTTCGCCAAGAAGGTTAATGGATTTCATTGGAACTCAAGTGTTTCAACATGAATTGAATGAAATAATGCCCCATATTGGTAGGAAGTATTGGATTCAAGATCTGTTACATAAACATTCACAACCCAATCAGTCTATTGTCATTTCAGATCTTAGATTTCATCATGAACTTGAAGAACTAAAGAAAAAAGATTCATGTCTAATATTAAGAGTACAGAGAGATGCATGTATTGAAAGCAAAGAGCTTGTTTCGGAACAAGAAATTTCTGACTTGAAAGTGGATTACGAATTAGATAACAATGGAAGTATTGAAGAGTTGTATTCGCAAATCGATAGTATATTAACCGAACGAAATTGTTGTGTTTCCTGAAAACTTAGTCATCTTTTTCAACATTGATTTAGATAGATGCTTTCGTGATTTCGTACAATCGTTTTTCACATCATCATCAATATCCTCTTTATGATTACAATTCATGTCTTGCTCAATATCATTATAATGTTCTTTCACATAACTTAAGAGATCGTTTTCAACAAACCATCTGAAGAAATTCAATTGACCAATTGTGGTCTCAACGAAGTTATTTTCATCATAATAAAAATCAATTCTTTCTCTTCTTCTAAAAGGGTCAAACTTGATCTTTTTGAATGCTTTCAATTGAGATCGGTAATTTGAATATACATTGAAATAATGTAGATTATTATTACCTTTGTCTTGTACAAAAATAATGTTTTTCTTTTTGCAATAGTTTGTTACAAACCAATCTATTAATCGTAAACTTATATTAGAAGTCTTGAAAATAATAGGCAAGATTTCATCTAAATAGCTTTTGTTGTTCTTATAAAAATTCGTCACTGACACCAATAACAATTCATTTGATATGTAATTTGTTTTCATTTACCATATTTTGTTGTAGAACCTATTTCTTTTAAGTATATTTTGTATGATTAATAATATCATTTATGATTTAAATAAAAAGCTTGTCAAAATGCATTCTTATTTTGATGATGTTATAAAGCACTTTCAACATTCAAACAAAGTATACAAGCTTATAAAGATTGACGAACCCGTGTGTGTGAGTGATCTTTCACAAGAGTGTACAAAAATATCAAATTCCAATTATAGTTTATACTTTCAAGATAATAAACTTGAAATGATCACCGTTAATACAGATACTCCTAAAAAAGTGTTTACGACTTTGGATGATGCGATAAATGTCTTATTCACAACCACCAATTTCTAAAGGTCTTCTGTTAAGATCGCTTTCAATTGTGGTTTGGTTCCAAGGGGATACCTTAAGTTGAGGGTTTGGTGGTTCTGATCGGAGTTGTAAGTTAGGGTTTCTCAAAGAGTTACCTACAGTGTTGATACCGATGTGGAATCCAGCATTCAAGAAGTTCTTATCTTTAAGATCACCTTGACCAGCAGGGTTTACTTGAGCCCATTTAGAGTTAGCAGCATCTTTAGGAAGAAGATCTTCAGAAGTTAACTTATCCTTGGGGAAACAATCCTTAGGAAGTTCATTAGTTTTGAAGTTTACTTTTTTGAAATCTTCGTTACTCAAAGGTTCATTGGGACGAGCATCTTCAGAGGTAGTAGGATTTACAGGTGCTTCAGGAGTAGTAATAGATGGAGCCATTAATTCGTTTTCAATGACGTCATCAATCTCTTCGAAACCTTCATCCTTTTCCTTTTGTTTTTTAGTGTACTCTGATATAAGATAAGCCAATACGCCAATGAAGAAAATGATTAACATACCACGAAAAATACTTATAGTATCCATTTGAAAACAATTTTTTATTATAATGTAACATAATATTTTTTCAAATACATTCATTCAATTCGTTATAAGCTTCTTCCATTGATTTTAAGGAAACTTTTTTTTCTGACAATTGCTTTTGAATATTTTCTAACTGAGATAGTGTTTTCCTTTTCAATACAATCGCCTCTTCTATCTTTGAAAGCAAACTGTTCCTTATTTCATGTGTTTCGTGTTCATCTGGTTCAGGGTAATCATCCTCTTCCTCAATAAGTTCCTCAATCTTCAAAATCGAAAAAGTGTCATCAGTTACATTTTTCAACCAGAATTTATACAATACATCACAAGACAAATTATGAATAATATGATTTGGTGATGACAGCGGAAAACACATGATATCATATCCTGATTTTAATGATAAACTATCTGTGGTGTTATTATCAAGTAAAAAGCACTTATCGATAACGATTGACATTTTCATTATAATTAAAAATTAATAACCCTCTATATTACGCATCTTACATAACAAATGTTTTGAACTTATTATTTGAAGTTTTGTACAAATATTTAGCGATTTTTTCAAATAATACTTCTTCGTCAATTACTAGGGATGTTATTGGATAATATAGATCTGTTTTATATTGGATTGTATCAAATACTTTTGAATATATGTCCAACAACCTTTCTTCATGGATAGAATACCAATCCTCAAAAGAAATTTTCATTGAAGACATGATTTCTATTATATAAATAACTCAAGAAGTCTCTTTCTTTAATATGTCATATCCTATTTACTCTTAAATGAGTTGTTTTTGAACCAAACATACTTTAAGATAATTGCTGTATTAATTTACAGTAATGAAGAAAATGACTTATCCTTCGATCGATGATATTCGTGAAACATTTATTGATATTAATATGGATTGTCTACTGGATATGTATGATTCTATTAAAAACGAAAACGAAGATATGGGAATTCTGAATCAGGCACATTCGTCAGAGTTTATTCATCTCATTGTGGAAAGTCTAATCTTTAATGACACTTACAACGATAATTCAAGCGATGATGAAAGTTAAAATCATGTAGAAAAAAAATATATATTATATTATAAAAAATGCCTAAACAATCAAACAAACAAAAATCTGGAGGTAATATTGCTAAGAACGTAAGCGACCTTATGGTACCCTTTGGTCTTATATTGGCGAAAGACTCTCTTGAGAAATTCATCAACAAACAAAAGACTACTACCACCAAAAAGTCTTCCAATAAGGTATCCTTGTCTGGAGGTAGTGGTTGCTCTGCTTTCGCGGAAACTGTAGAAGGTTACACTCGTCCTTCCAAGACTACCTATGCTTCTGTAGGAGGTGGTGCTAAAAGAAGTGGTAAGCCCGCATCTGTAAAAAACAAAAAAGCCTAGACTCTCTTTACCTTTATATACACAATATATACACAATATAAATGATTGTATTTTTATATACAATATAAATTCTTCTTCAAGAGTTTATAAGTATTCATAACATCTGTATTGAATTGATGATTGAATAGTTCAATTTTAAGATGAATATGTGAATATCCAATCAAGGTGTTCATATTCATTTCACCATGTTCCACCAGATGGATATTTTTTGCGACAAACCAAGAACGACAAATATGTTCTTCATTTGTTTCATTGTCAAGAATAGGAATTGACAAGTTGGTGTTTTTAAAGATCATCGTCAAATTCGCTAATTATTTTATGTAAATTACTCTATAATACAATTTATTTAGTGAGAATGAGTTCCTCAATTTTTTGCCAATTATATGAATTAGATGTTACAACACACCTTGGAAAAGAGTATGTTCCTTTTATTGAAGATGTTTCGCGCATTCTTATCATTCAAATCATTTTTCAAATTATGCTAGTATTCAAGAATCCAATGAACTTTGGACTATTCGATGGAGATTTTATTGAATCATTATTTTACCTTGCAATTGGTGTATGCGTATATTGGTTAATCTTTAAAAGATTAGTTGTTGTAAAATGATCAAGCGTTTTTTTGTAACCGACACATTCCAACCGTCAAACCAAGATATCATTCATTCATGCGATAAGACTTATCAATTGAAGCCTTTAGAAAAAACTGTTGAAGTTGGAAATGATCTTTTTAATGATCTTGAAGTATTTCATCCATATGATAATGAGAGCATGGATGCTACTCTATCACATATTTTTTCTGCTACTAAAACTTTAGGAGGACAAAATTATATTGAAGACTTGTTAAAAACACCTCAACATGATTTGAAAATATTAAATGATCGTAAACATTGTCTAGCATCTATTCATTCCATAAATAATGAAGTCGATTATCGTTCATTGGAACAAGATTTCTTATGGATTTACTCTGATAAAGATGATACGATCAATGATCTATTAAATGGTATTTATTTTAATAATTTCATTCTAAAGAGGCTAAATGAATCTGAAAGCATCTTAACTTCATACAATATATACAAGATTTGTATATCTCCAACTATTGGTATTCTATCACCATTCTTATACTTTATTCTACCCTATGCTGTATTAAAATATAAGTTTGGATCTACATTCAATTTAAGTTTCAAAACATATATTAAATTATTGTGGAAATCTTTTTATAGCTCATCTAGTATCTATTCATTATTTGGTTCCAACGGCAAAATGTTGAGTCGAATACAATCTTTCACTTACCTATTGTCATTTTGTTTTTATTTTCAAGGAATAATCAACTCTACACAAATCGCTATGACAACCAATAAAATCATTAAATACATTTGTGATAAAATGAATAATGCGATCATCTTTCTACAACAAGCTTTGACAGTTATTGAGAGAAACAAGGAGATCTTACACTCTTATCAAACCAGCTTGGTATCAGAACCGTTTCAAGAAATGAATGCTTCTTTGTTAACCTTTCTATCGAATTATACACCTTATACAAAGTTTACAATCTTTTCTCATTTCGGAAAGCTTTTGAAGTTTTATAAAACGATCAAACCAACATTATTTCTTCCAATCATTAATCGATTTTATCTAATCGATGCACTAGATACTATTAATGCTGTAAAATCCAAGTTAGGTCTGTGTTACCCTACATATATAGCATATGAAGGTTCTCCTCTTCTTGTAATGAATGATGCTTGGAATATTCACATTGATTCCAGTAAGGCGATAAAAAATACATTTGTTGGTAAAAATACAATAATTACTGGACCAAATGCTGGTGGCAAGTCAACATTCATTAAAATGATGTGCACAAATGCTCTTTTATCACAAACCCTTTGCGTATCTGCTTCTTCTTCTATTCAAATCACACCATTCCATCTGATAAGTTCTCAAATCAATATTCCTGATTGTAAAGGACATGAATCCTTATTCGAAGCAGAAATGAATCGGTGTCTATATAATCTTCGTGCTATTGAACAATATGCCCATGCTCCATGTTTTGTGGTAATGGATGAGATATTCAACAGCACAAATGTTGTTGAAGCAATTTCAGGTGCATATGCAATTCTTGAAAATATTTCAAAAAATAAGAATACTATTTGTATGATAACAACCCATCTGAACTATCTAACAAATCTTCGTAAAACTAGTAGCTTTGAATGTTATTGTATGTCCGTGAAAATAGATAAGAACGATGAAAATCAAGTAGTAAATGATGAATGTATTTCTATTCAATATCCATATGTTATCAAGAAGGGTGTTTCCAAACAATATATTGCTCTTGAACTATTAAGAGATAAAGGATTTGATCCAACAATCATCAAGAAAGCTCTTGAAATCAAATCAAAATTCGTGTAAATGAGTTCAAAAAAAGCTTTAAAATATATCACACATTACTAAAATCATGAACAAGAGATCTGCTCCTGGTGTAAAGATGACTCCTTCTGTAAACAACCTCATTTTCTTATTCTTATTGGCGTTTAGTATTTTCATTATTTACCGTTATGTCAAATCTTTGGAAAAAGAACTTACACTCTTAAAAGCGGAACTATCTAAAGTAAAGGCTACAGCACCCACACCTTACCCCAAAGAGGAACAAGTATGTGTTGGTGATGTATGTATGATGGTAACGCCTCCTACTGTACAAAAAGAAGACACTCCTACTGAAGATGAAGATGATATGGAAAGTGTAACTTCGAAAGACATCTTGAAAATTGTCGACCAAATCAATGATGGTGATGGTGATGAGAAGGATGAGGAACAATTTGAAGAACCATCTACAACGCCCCCTGTACCTCCATCTATCTTAGTTGTAGAGCAAGCTATTGAACCTCAAAGCCCAAATCAAGACGAGTCTACAACCGAAGATATTATTATCAAGAAATCGAACTCTATTGAAGATGACCTTTATAAGAAAACAAATGAAGAATTAAAGAAAATTCTAAAGGTCAAGGTAAAAACACAAAGGGCGCTAAAGCAGAATTAATTAAGAGGATTATTGAAGAACTCTGAAAATTTTTCTTATCATTAAATTAAAAATATGAGTTGCACTTCTTGTGAAAAACCATCACAAAAAAAGGTGAAAGCAGAAGTCCAATGCCCACCCATCAGAATGTCTGATGGAAGAAATTTTACTGACTATCGTACTCGTTGCACTGTAGACTATGAAAAACAATCTAAGAATCTCTTCAAGAGTAACTTTGAAGAAAGACAATTTCTTATTCATAACGCCAATCGTCTTATGAAAGAGCATACAAATTCTGCAATGTTACATAACAGCGTATCTTGCTGCTTTGATCCCAAGGACCAAGGTACTATGCTTCCAGAGAAGAACATGGTACAATGTAATAAGAAAACTTGTAATTTCTACCAAAATGATTATAAAGGTATTGGTACTGGTAGAAATTATGCTTCTATTTAAATTAATTATGTATATATTAAACTAAAAAATGGATTGTTTGAATATTTTTTATGAACAAGTGGATCACTCAAAATATGATATTATTATCAATATACAAACGAAACAAGCTATTGATAATGACATCTTGTATTTTATAGCACCAAATCCACCTGATTATCGTACAAGTTATAGTGGTTCTGCCTTACCCTTCTTTAATAAAGAGCAAGCATTTGATAACACTTCGAATAAAGGAAAAGTGTTGTTCAAAAACAAAAAAGCTTTATTTGGTATTAAATATCCAAATTCATATTATGAAGATCTTGGAAATACACAAGTAGTTCCTCATGTAGATTTACTGTACTCGATTAATGGTAAAGAGTACATTTATAGTTATAAACTGTCTGATAATCCCATCCCTTATCGATCACTAACACACCCTTATACCCGTACTAGTCCTTTATTTTACAAACCAAAGACTGAAAAAATGGTAGCATCTCAATCAAAATTACTATGTGACACCACCTATCCACTTACCAATACATCTGTGGTTGATTTTTGGTAGTTACTTATTTCATAAAGAAGAAGTATTTCATGAAATCCAGAAATGAACTAGATTTTTCTTCGCTTGAATCTTCGCTATCGATTTCATCTATTTTGCTATTTAAATCCTTTTGATAATCATCCATTATATTCTTATACAACTGATCTTTGCTCACTTTACCGTCTACAAAATCTTTTATTGTTTTTTTGTCAGAGGTATCCTTCTTTTCTTCCTTTTTCTCAGGACAAGTCTTTTCTTCTTCTTCAACAACTTCTTCTTCAGTTTTTTCAATGGGTTTATATAAGTCATGAAGCTTAATATCATCAAGCTGGTCAGCATTTGGTGTACCTGAATCTTCTCTAGATACACGATCTAAGCTGATTGTTCTTATGTTTTTAGATTCTTGACTATTATCAGCAACACAGTTACTTGCAGTTTGAATAACAACTGGTGACATGAATCGACAAAACTCTTCTTCTTCTGAATTATTGACATACATTGGATCTTTCTTAATGAGCTCACATTTGTTCCTGAAAGCACTATAGCATTTCGTATCATTTTGTATCGCAGAGAATCTAGAAGTATCAACACCCACACATTGACCACACACTTCAGGGCTTAATTTGCATTGGTTCAATCTGTCTAATTCAGCTTCCAAATTATTAATTGTTTCTCTCTGTAAAGCAAGTTGTGTGTTTGATTCAATTACGCTTGCATTTAATTGATTTACTCTTTGATCGACCAAATGATCATATATGCCTTTAATCGCATCTGCACTTAATGGTGTATTAATCATACCAATATTTAACAATTTCATATTTAAACCACCATGTGTTTGGTCCAAAAACTTATTGATTGTGAATTTCTCCTTACTCAATTCAATATAACTTCTATTACCTGAAATATATTTTATAGAATCATAATCGATATCGGCTATAGTGAAATTTAGATTATTAACATCATTCACATCATTCACATCACCCACATTCTTGTGTACATAAATTTTAATATGGTGTGAATTATCTTGTTGATGTTTTACAATTGTCAGTAAAATTGGTTCTTCGGTATTTAGATAGTTATTCATTGCAATTGTATCACCAAATTCAATACCACCATACACAATCTTTAATTTCTTGTTTTCAATCTTTACACAAAATGCGATATTACCTTCTACATTCGAACTGTATAATTCGTACAGATTATAGGTATTAAAGTCATTCGTTTTAATATTCAATTTCACATACATAAAGAATGTGAACTGTTTCATTCGATAAGAACTCATCTTAAGAGAGTCTGAATTTGTGCCCTCAATCATTACATTTTCTGATAAATTAAAACCATCTTTCTGTTTATATCTACTGAATAAGTTATCCACTGTCTTAATGTATAATTTATCATTTTTATTTACCACGGAACTCCATTTTTTTTGGAGGAAATCAATAGAATCATATTGGAAACAAGAATAATAAAAACTAACATAGTTAATTGGTAGTTGACTTCCTGATAATAACAAGTCTTGGTGTTTTTCATTTACGATAATGTTCCGATCTATGTCGTTTATTGACAAAACATTTGAACCTGCAGGGTTATTTATTCTTATTTGACTGGATGAAGTTGTGGTTGTTCCAGTGGTTGTTCCGTCATCTTCAAACTTTTCGATGTATTTTTTATTTTTTAAAACTGTTAGAATTGTTAAAACAAATACCGCCACAAATAATAGTATAGTATAATCTGATGACATCTTTGTTAACTCGTTACTCTTGAAGATTATTATCAGTGCAAATATTGTGTAGAATAATAACAATACTAGTTTGTGATAAGCATTCATGATTTCCTTTCTTATTATTGTATTCAAAAGAAATTTAATTCTCTGTGTTAAAAACATGATATAAAATAAATATTAACAAAAAAAATGAGTTCAAGTAAAGTGATCTATGTCAATGATGATGATATGCTTGGTGGTATGTTTAACAATGAAACGAAACCCTCAAATACACAAGAAACTACATCAGAACCTACACAAGCAACTTCACAACTGTCGGTTGAACAAAGCGGAGGAAAACCATTCGTATCTATCCAAGCTCCATATCTACAACCTTTAATACCTCGCCAAGTACCAATGGATACTCCTTCTCAACCCATGATGGGTCAACAAAATCAAGTAATTACTAATGAACCAATAATCAGCAATCAACAACAACCAATCATGGGTGGAGGAAAAAAAGCAAGAGAAGAAGCAAGAGAAGAAGCAAGAGAAGAAGCAAAAGAAGAAGCAAGAGAAGAAGCAAACATTACTGATGATGATGATGAGGACGATGATGATAATGGTAAAGATATTGTAAATAATGATGATAATAACTCTTGTTCTGATGCGTCATCTATTTGTACTGACCAATTGTTAACATTTGATCCTATGTACATTAAATTGACTAAATTCTTATACACTTCTGGACATGATGGTAATCCTGGTAAAAATATTACCCAAGTCCTTGAAGGTATCGAAAAACAAATGGAAAGACTAACTGACGCCCTTCTAAAGAGTGCTATGATACACAAAACTAATGAAAATAGTTTAGGTGTTACTGATGATGTATCTAATGCAGCTTCTAATCCAGAATAGGCTCTTGAATAATTAATTTGTTGCGTTTAATCGCTTCTTCATTCTTCTTAATGATTTTTGAGATGTATTCATAACCCACTTTAATATGATCAATTAAAGTGACTCCCGTAATCAATATACATCCGCTTTGGAATATAGATATGGTTATTTTTTTACACGAGGATGTTGTAAAACCATCCCCCTTTCCATTACATGAAGGTTCACACATACATCTACCTTGCTCTTCCAAAGGCAAGTCACGATTATTCTTATTCATGAAGTATTGAATTTTCACACCTGGATAAATACATGGTTCATAACTACAAGTACAAGCATACTTTTCCATCAAAAGATTCGCTAACAAATCTCTGCGTAGTTCCATGTTCACCTTAAAATCACTATTAATTAAGTGAATGCAAAAGTCTCTGTTTTCTAAACATTCTAAGTTATCCACAATTTTTTTATCAGACTCTGTAATTTTGCCTTGATATTCTTTAATGAGACCAATAATCGAGTCAATGGCTTTTTTCCCAATATCCTCACTTTTTACACCTGTCATTTGGATTTTTCCATTCTTGAAAACTTTAATATTCAATGTATTCAAACTTTCTTCATTATTGAAATAGTTTTTGATGTTGTATTTAATAGTTATTGAATTATCAAACCTTCTTGTTGATGCTTGCTTCTTTCCGTTGACACGAACAAATCTCTTTTTCAAATTTGTTCCCTTCGATACTTGGCTATGCTTATTGCTACCAAACTCAGCATAGATGATCCCTTCATCTCGAATGTCATTCACTTCTATATTCTCATATAGATTGTCCAGATTAACATTCGATCCAATGTACCCTGTAGCGGTCATTGTCGAAATCCGATATGGTGTAATCATTGCGATTATCCTCGTAATACTCTGTCAAAATCAATGGATAGTTGTGTCTTTAAATAAAAAAACAATTATCCTTTTAAATCAATTTTTTGGTTTTTATAATTGAATTGTAATACGATTTTGTATGTTTTTATTTATTGTAAACAGTTTCAAAATCTTGGATATCTTCATACCACATTATTCTAGGATCTTTATTTGTAATTGTATCAAGCATTTCCTGTTTGGATTCAAGTTCCTTAATGAGCTCTTCCTTCTTTTCAAAGGTTAGATTATACAAAGGCATCTTGATTAAGTAATCATAGGAATCATTTTGTTGAGGATATTCATTCTCTGTAAGATACTCTTCAATGACTGGTTTTTTTACATTCATTACTTTAATCTCTTCATTAATCACTCCAAGAATGAACTTAATCTTGGCACTCATGTATTTCATTTCATGCTGAAGAGAATCCATGATATGATCCTTTCGTTTATAATACATGTCCAAGCGAGCTCGGTAAAAGTCTACCAATATCTCATTTGGATCAGAATACTTCTGAATATGACCCTTTGGGTTGTACAAATGCATGTTACTTGTGTTCAAAGGTCTTGAATTCATCATCTTAAAATCATTCTCAAACCGCGTGCCTTTCTTATCACCAACTTTAGACAACATACTATCTACAATGTCCGAACTATTGAATATCAATACAAAGTGTACAGTAGATTCAGTATAATGACTTTCATAGTCTTTCAATACTTTAGGATGCTTATCAATGTAATCTTCCAGATGTGCTTTGAAATCCTCTGTCCAAATACCAACTGGCAATTCTGTGACTTCGATCTTAGTCTTATCCTTTCGTTTGTATACACCATAACTGATACCATCTTCAATTTTACCTGAATGCCCACGATACCATGGAGTCAATGATGGAAGTTCATTAGTAGAAGTGTGATCATCCATAAGGAGAAGTTTGATGTTCTTGATGATATCGAGTGGATTGTAGCAAGGAATGTTTGTACTGAAACCCGTACCAATTCCAGTAGAACCATTGATCAGGATCATAGGAAGAATCGGTAGATAGTATTCAGGTTCAATCTTCATTCCATCTTCATTGAAGTAGTTTAGAATGGGCATATCTTCTGGATGGAATAGTTTATATACGATAGGTGTATTCAATTCAGTATGAATATACCTTGAACTCGCAGAGTCTTTTCCGCCTTGAATTCGAGTACCAAATTGACCATTGGGTGACAACAGATTAATATTGTTTGATCCCACAAAGTCTTGAGCCAATCCAACGATTGCTTCTTGAAGACTTACTTCGCCATGATGGTAAGCACCATGTTCACTTACATAACCTGCTAGTTGCGCTACCTTGATCTCCTTGTGTAGTTTTCGTTTGAAACAACAATACATGATCTTGCGCAAACTCTTCTTCAATCCATCACAAAGACTGGGAATCGAACGCTCCAAGTTGTAGACTGAAAAGTGTATGAGCTCTTTATTAATGAATTCAGAGTATTCTACTGTTTTGTCATTTGAATCGAGAATCGAATCACGATTATAGTTTCCAATCCATGATTTACGATCATCTGCTCTTTTCTTATTAAAAGCCTTATCAATGCTTTCATTCGTCTTCTCTTCATCATACTCGTAGGATACATACTTCATATTCCTGAAGTACTCCTTTGCTTCTTTATTGGTGGAAGTACCCAACCCCTTATAATACTTGACCTCCCATCCTTTCCCATGATTTGTTTCTTCCTTCCACTTTTCATAATCTGTCAAATTATAGAATGATACAATCTTCTTCCCTTGTGTTGCTTTGACAATGGGAGTCAACATCGATGTGATGAAATCATCTTGTTTAATCAAGGATGGCCACATGGAATGAAAGAGATTAAACAACAATCCTTTGATATGAGAACCATCAACATCAGAATCAGTCATGATCATAATCTTTCCATAGCGAAGTTCTGAGATATCGCTGTATGTCTTATTGCTTTCTAATCCCATAATCTTTTTTATACTTTTGATTTCCTCATTCTCATTGATCTTCTTCACATTTGTATCTTTTACATTCATTACCTTACCACGAAGAGGAAACACACCATACTTGTTTCTTCCCACTTCACTCAATCCAGAGATTGCCATCGTTTTTGCTGAATCTCCCTCGGTAAGAATGAGAACACACTCTTTGCTCTTCGCAGTCCCTGCCCAATTCGCATCATCGAGCTTTGGGATCCCTCGCAATGTAGTTCTTTTCTTACCATCTGTTTTCTTAGAGTTTTTATCCTCATTCATAGTAGACATACTGATCGCTTTGTCTACAATACCAGTCTTGTACAACTTATCCACAAATTTATCATCCACATCAAACTTACTACCAAACTTCGAAATTGGTGTGGTCAATGTCTCCTTCGATTGACTATCGAAAGTAGGATTGATGATCGTACTGTTGACAAATACAAATAGATAGTCTTTGACATGTTGAGGTTTTACGGTAACCTTCTTTTTCTTAGAAATCATCTCACACAATTTCTTTGTGATTTGATTTGTAATATAATCAACATGTTTACCTCCACGAATCGTACTAATACCATTCACAAAAGATACTTGTTGAAATCCATCATCACTATAAGATGCTCCAATCTGCCATCTTTCTGATGTAGTATCCAATACTCTTGGATGGTCTGACTTCACACCAATGTACATATCAATGTACTTGTCAATGGTGGAATTCTCCAAGAGTTGTTCATTTAGATATACCTTGAGCTTGGAAATAGATACCGCATTCATATCAAAGACACGCTTTGAATATAAATTCATCATATCATCGCTCAACTCTTTTACACCAAATCGATTAAAATCAGGTTCAAAAGTGATCTTTGTATAAGGATATTTGGTGTATTTTTCAATGATGGGTTCTCCAATAACTGACATATTTTCTGTGAAAGTTTGTTTGTATAGTAGCTTTCGTTTGGAATCTACAGTTTCAATGGTAAATGCCTTGGAGTAAATATTACATGCTTTCGCTCCAATACCATTTTGACCACCAATCACACGCTCTTCATTGTCATCATAGTTTGTGGATGTCAACATGTTACCAAAGATCAACTCAGGAACATAAACTTTGTATGTATCGTGTTTACAGACATCAATACCTTCGCCATCGTTAAATATGGAAATTGATGTAGGAGAGATGTTCACTTTAACTTCTTTCACTTGTTTGATTTTTTTGTCAGACTCTTCATTTTGTTGTTTGAGACGAACCATATGATCTAGAACATTTACCAAGATTTCGTCGAAGATCTTGAAGAGACCAGGAATATACTCGACTTCTTTTTTCACCATGGAAGTCTTAGAATCATCTAGAATCCAAGAGTGAACTTTATCAATTTCCGTAGATCCGATATACATTCCTGGTCTAGCAAGAACATGCTCACGGGGGTTCATCTTAACATACTTCATATTGAATGAAGAGTTGAAAAAGGAATGGGGGTGTTGATAAGTAATCAATAGTTATTTTTAAATTCAATTTTTAAGTTGACTGAAGGCTTTGTTAATGGTGGTTTTGTAGATTTTTTTACCACCAGCAAGACTTTTGATATTGTGTAAGAATTCATCCATGTTCGAATGATAAGATTGTAAGAGATCCTTTTGAATATCTTTAGAGTGGGTATGTCCACCAACTAAGAATTTATTTACACTCGCCATTCTAGATCCACCTGTAAAAAAGGTAGATGGTAAGGCTTGTCTGGCAGTGGTGGGATTCATAGAGCTTGTTTTCGCGAAGGATTGTTCAATAGCATATCCTTTGTTTGGGGCTCCGAAATATTGGGAAGGTAAGGATACACGACCACCTTTAAGAACATCTCCATATAATGTTTTTTGGTTTTTGTTCAACTTTTGCATAGTGTATTTGAAGATGTTTTGTCCAGAGCAACATTCGCCACCTGTGAGCTTTTCAATCAAATACTCTTTCGTTTGGGGACTGTTGAACGAGTCATCTTTGATTTGGTTGTGAAGTAAATAAGAATTAATAGTGGCCATGATGTAGTATTTTATTTAAATATCATATTTTTATTCTTTCAACCTATTAAAAATGAAGAAATCAAATGGTAGAATTGATGCAACCCATTTTAACAACTTGACTACCTATAAATTATTTGAAGAGTCAAACAAAAACCCAGACCATTTTGTTTCACAATCCATTCGACATTTACACTCTGAATCCAAGGTGGGTCAAGTGTTTTTCTCAAAAGAAAATATCACGGCTCTTCAAGAAGGAATTCGATACCTTGTGTATGAAAAAACAAATGGAAAATATAAGATAGACAATCAATCCGAAACAGAACTACAAGTTATCCTTCGTTCTATTTATTTACAATACTGTAAAAACAGAGAAGATGATATTCTTTGTCAAGTAAAGGAATTAAATGCGAAAGTGCTAGATTATGCGGTTCCTAAAATACTCTCTGAATTAAATCATTACTTTAGTTTTATTAATGATATTTCATACATGCCTGTACCTTTAGAAAGAGGAAAACATGTATCTTCTAGTGGTACGAAATTTTTGTATATGAATGAAATGTAATTTAACATCTGACTATTTTTTCTAAACATTTATTAAATGTTGAATACACTTGTGTCTTTGAAGTCATATGTTGGCACTATAATCATATTTGTTTTATTCATTATTAGCTTTGTGGTTATGGTCGCTACTATGTCTGTACCCAATGTAAAATTCTTGACCATCCCTCTCACCATATCTTTAGGTATCGCATTAATGAACTGTGTTGTGTACTTGAATAATATTATACAATTCAAAGAACAGAATGTTGAAGAAACTGGTGCACAACAACAATTTAAAACTTGTCCTGAATATTGGAGAAAATCTACAATGTACACCGGTGAACAAGGAAACTACACTCCAGTAAATGTGTGCAAAAATTCTTATGAACATCCTGAAGATGATAGTAAAACACGATATGTAAGCGGATCAACACTCTCAAATTCTACATTTTTTGACAATTTCAAAAGCAGCTATTCTAATACAAGTAATATTGATCACCTTCTATCTGAAATGAATACTGTTACAGGCTTTACTGAAGATTTCACTGATGCAGATTACCAAGGAACTCAAATTGATACTTTAGACGCGGAATCAAATGGTTATATTGTGAGAGGAGATACAGAAAATACTGGTCGAAAAGTATTATATGTTGGTGCTAGTAATTATGACGGTTACAGTAATAATACATTATCCAACATACCAGGAAGCCATTACCACTTTATATCTTCAATGACGAGTCATTCTAATAATACAGCTTTTGCCGAACATGCTGACAATAACGGTGCTGTATTTCATTGGCATGGTGATGAACCAGATGATCGCGCATCATTAATGTTAAGTGGTGAATGTGAAAGCAATTGGATATGTAAGGATACTTCTTCTTCTGATGGAGGTCTTATTATCAACCTTGATAAATTAAATTCATTCAGCAATCAAGAATTATGCAAACATGGTAGAGAGTTTCATTGGGTTGAGGCGATGAATAAGTGTGATATGGTAAACTATTAAAAAACTATTGAATTCACTTTAAATGAACATGATATAGAATTCAATAAGAATGTTGTGTATTGATAATTTTTCTCATTTTTTGTATGCAATCAAAGAAATTAGATTGGGTTTACAATCACCAAAGACTTCAATCTTATTAAATGGACATTCAGGATGTGGAAAAACAACATTAGTGCATCTATTATTGAAAGAAAAACCCAGGGAAATATTGGAAATTAATTCATCGAATTATGATAACTTGAGTACCTTTAAAAACAAATGTAAATGCTTTTCCAGTGCGATATCTATTGAAAATTGTTTCAAGAAAATAGAAAAAATAATAGTAATTGATGATTTAGATGTATTAATAAGTATTGATAAGAACTTTTTATCTTTTTTGGCAGACTTTATTCGGTCTAAAGAGTGTTGTGTCATTTGCGTATACAATCACACCGTAAACAAGAAAGCAGTTGATATGAAAATTGAGTTCAATGTCAATGTATATTTAAAAAGGTTGACCTATAAACAATGCTTCCAAATTGTTATAACAAATGTGCCTGATAATATTGAAGTTGACTATGATAAATTATCCTTACTTATCAAAGAAAATAACAATGATCTTAGAACTGTTATGAATCATTTAAATAATATTCAAGTACATTCGAATACACAAGAATACAAAATAAAACCTAAGTTTTTAGAGATGAATATGGAAGAAATCATTCATGAAATGTGTTTGAATCTTCTTTGTGATGATGAAATCAATGAAATAATAACTCATGATATAAACCAGATTGTATGTCTTATTCATGAGAATTCTCATTATTGGTTAAAATTGTCATTTGAAGATCAATTGCAATTTATGAAATCTTTCAATGAAATCATTCTACATTCCGAATACATTGGTAAGTATATATTTGAAAAGTATGATTTTTCTATATGGGATCATTACACATTTTCAAAAATAAAGTCCATTAATAATTTATTACATAGATATTTTCATAAAACTAAAAAGATCCAGATGAATCATTCTCAACTTATTAATAAACAATCATTAGCACTCAATTTCAATAAGAAAATAGTGAAAATGGAAAAAGACTTGAATATTCAACGCCAAGATTGTGCTTTTGTGTTCTTATATATCTATTATCTGATTCATTCTAAATGCGATATCTTAAGCGTAGTTACTAAAAATGAATTTGAAATTATTACACGATTCGTTTCTGATTTCAAACCAGAATACAAACAAAAAATTCTTAAGCTAAAAAACACCGTTCTGAAACAGTAATGTTTGTTATTATTTTCTTTTTATTAAAATAAACTTATTTCAAGATGAGCGAAACATTTAACAACATTGGAAAACGCATTTTAGAAACTACTGGTTCTAACTCCGGAATGATGATCATGTTCATCTTTGTATTCATTATCAGTATTTACGTTGCTTTTCAACTATACAATATCGTGATAAAAACCGATCTTCAAACAAAAGTACTCTTAAAAGATGTTTTGAACGTATATTCTTTAGACAATACACTGAATCAAGTTAATTTAACATCAGATGATGAGACCATTACTTTACCTACCTTAAACAACGGTATGGAATACTCTTTCTCGTATTGGATGTTTTTAGAAAAACATGAAGACTCTACTAACCCAAAACTTGTATTAACTGTGGGTGGAAATACTCTATCAACTTCGGATATAATCATGTACATGGATCCCAATTATAACAAAATGAATTTATTGTTTAAAACAACAAATGTAGGCGGGAGTGCTAGTTCTAGTGGTAGTGGAGTTAGCGACTCATTAAAAGATATACATGATAATCATGACTGTTCTTTTTTCAAAATGCAAATACCTTATGTACCAATAAGTCGTTGGGTAAATATTACTATTGTGGTAGATGATAATTATATTCAACTTTTTATGGATGGCGAATTGCGTCAAGTAATTGATACTTCCGAAACGGTTGATTCATGTATCGGCGCCTTGAGTATGAAAAAACTTGAGAATAATAGCAATTTCTATGCAGGAAAAGCTCTTAATTCTGAAAAAATGAATGGTTACTTAAGTAAATTGAAGTTCTTTAACTATGCTTTAACTATTGATCATGCTAAGATGGTATATAAGACCGGTCCTGTTCATCAAAGCATTTTGTCCAAACTTGGATTGCCTTTGTATGGTATTAGAAACCCATTCTATAGAGTAGATTCAAGCGTTGATGATAATGATGCTCAAAATAATGAATAAAGGCTATAAATATTTTCTTTTATTGAATTAAATTGAAAACATGAAAGCTTTATATGTTGCAGTGGGAGTTATCATTGGATTAATTGTTAATCTTATTGTCCTTCCATATATTTTCAGTGAATATTATGATATGAAAAAAAAACATAAAGATGACAAATACAAGAAGACTTCACCAAAGGAATCTATTTATATTACAAAAGGAGTTTGTAATTTGGTGCAAGGTAAAGAAGAAATCCATACCTATGATTTTAATAAGAACATGTATGTTGACTTAAAACCATCCGTGAATCGCATAGGTGGTAATCAATTTACATATTCATTTTGGTTGAGAAGAAACAAATTGTCTGGTCTCGATAATAAAATCATGTTTTTTAGAGGTACCGATTTGAAATCAGAAACAGACATGAAAAGAGGTAACTTATATCATAAGTTAAAAACCCAATTGGCTGATAGTCTTGAACCAGAAGACAATGGTGATCGTTTAAATGAGCGCTTCATCAAGTGTCCTCTTGTCCGATTTGTAAACAATGGTTTGCGTGTTGAATTTAATACAATCAAGAATCCCCATATGTCAGTTGATTTAGATGCTGAAATTTTCAGTATTCTCAAATCTAGTAAGAAAAATCCAAAATATAATTTAATTACGATTTCGTTTCAAGACAATTTCGATTTCGGAGGTAGAGAAAGAGGTATTAAGGTTGAAGCGTTTATTGATGATGCGCTTGTAAAGACTTCTAGTTTTGAAAACAACTCCTTACGAATGAATGAAGGAAAAATCATTCTTTTTGCAAATAACATTGAAGAAAATGACAATATTGATGCAGATTTCGCTGAATTGATGTATCACAATTATGCGATGAACATTTATGATGTAGAAAGTTTATATAATAAAGGGTTCAACGACATTACATGTCAGTTGCCTGATTCTTGGACCGATAATAAACAACGATACACAATGGCCAAGGTCAATTTATACAATGAAACTCAACAATTAGATTAATATAACATTCCTCGATTCTGCCGTATAAACTGAATTAACTATTTTATTTTTTTTAATCAATATGATATGTCTCAAAATATATTGACTACAAATACTGTTTGTGTAGAAACTATTCATTCTGATTCAGATTTAGAAATATACTCGAACCGTAAAATTCACTTCGACAGCCCGAATATGTTAGTTAGAGAGTTACATTTTAACAAACATATTGATAATGTGGTTTTTGGAACAACTCCTCCACTAACTGACACATCACATGAGTATAAAGAAGATTCTATTTCTCAAAATGAAATCGATATATCTCAGATGGGTGAATATGCTCTTGAGATGGTCGATTGTATAGAAGTGTCATCCTCTCAATCATTTCAAGATGTATCTACTGTAAATAAGGAACACTATGTAAATCTAAGTGCAAGTAGCAATCTGCTTATTCGTTCAGAGAATATATTTGTTGAAAGTGAATCTTTCGATGATTATGTGTATCGTTTGGTAAATAATAAATCTGATCCTAATCAAAACCCAGAAACAACACCTGTTATTTCTATAGTTTCAGCTGACCGTTTTAATGTAACCAATTTTGGTACATATTTCACAAAAAAGATTAATTGTAATAAGATAAGCACCGAAAACATTTACATTGATAGCTCTGGGTCCAATGAAGAACCCATATTGAATATTAATAGTCGAAGTGCGGTAAACTTACAATCTCTCAATATTTTGATCGATGATTCAAACACTGGGTCCAATGTTGATTTAGACACTTATTTGAAGAGCCGTTTGGACGAATCGGGTATGTTTACGATCACTATTATTCCAGAAAGTGGTGTGGATATTGGATTCACCTATGATCAATCCTCAGTGGGAAATGGATTTAGTAATGATTACAATAGCGTAACAGCATTTAACTATATCATTAATTTTAAGATTGTACCCACTGGACAAACTCCAACAGATGGAGCATCTACTAATGTATTAGACGAGGTGATTACACCAGCAGCATCGGATTCTCAAGCATCTATCACTTATGGTAGTACACCATTAACCACCTACTCATTAACTAATTTGAACGCTGGAGAGTTTTATGACATCTATGCGGATGTTACCAACAACTTTACAAACACAACAGTATATAATGTCTTGACAAATGGTTCGAATATTCCTACCATTGAACATGTAGTGATCAATAGCATTACTGTTGTTGATGAAAAACAAATAGAAATACGATTTATTCCACATGCCACACAAATAGCGAATTGGAATACTTATGAGAAAAAAGTTCGGTTCTTTGTTCGTTTGGACGAAGTCAATAGTGTTATCAATAATGATTTACTTCCAGACACTATTGGATTTATTGAAGTAGACTTGAGTACTGTTAGTAGAAGTCAACAAGCATACATTCTAGATGTTACTCAATACAATCCTTATCCATCTTCGAATCATATAAATGTAGGTGCTAGTTATCAAACATCTCCTCATTCATTCTCTATTGTTAGTCGACACACAAGTTATCCTACATCGGCTTTTGAAATGATTACTCCAATATCACAAAATTTGACTCCATTTACATTTAGCGCTCCCAGCCAGCCTTCGAATTTACAATTGGATTTAGATGGAACAAACTTATTTACATGGACACAATCAAGCAATACCCCCACAAATACAAAAATAACAAGAATATTTTATGATATTTTTAGGAATTGTGTTGGTTCTCGTTTGAACTCTGGTGATATAGAAAATGTAGGTGTATGTAATTCTTACACTAATAGTAATGTATTACAAAATACTGGATTAGATTTGAATTCCAATCGAAATGTTCTACAAGGTATCATTCCAGACACTTATAAAATACAAGCTTATAACCTGTTTGGTCAACGAAGTGGATTTGCAACCAAAACAATAACAGCTCTAAGTGTAGATACACCTACATGGAGTGTACCTACTTCAGCAAATAGTCAATGGACAGTAAATTATTCTGTAAGTGGAGCAAATGGTCAATGGACAGTAAATTATTCTGTAAGTGGAGCAAATGGTACCTATTATGTTTCAAGCAATAAAGGTAGTGCTACAAATAGTACATCTTTTAATACAACCCTTGATATAGGAACTCATACCGTATATGTTCAAGTGGAAGATACTGCGATGAGAGTACGGAGTTACGATTCTTCACCCATTACAATAACTCGACCTACTATTACCATTGGAAATGGAAGTTATATAAGTGGTTCAACAAGACAATTTAGGTTTCCTATATCACTAAGTACAAGTTCCTATTCTGGAGCTAGTATTAATAGTGTTTCAAATGCATTTTCAGTTACAAATTGTAGTGCTGTAAGTTCAACAAGTAATTCTATAATTGTTCAAGTAAACAACTCATCAACTAGTATAAATATTTCCTTCTCAACAAACGCAGTAGATACTTATGGTTACACAGCAACAGCAAGCAAAACGAATTACAGCATCGCTGTTTCTTTTGGTTCAGTAAGTACCCCAAGTGTAGAATATCAAAGTACTCGTACTTTTGGTTTATCCTCATCTAGTGGTTTTTCTGGTTTTCAGTGGAAAAGGAACGGAACAAATATAAGTGGACAAACAGGAACAACTGTAACATTAGCAGACAATGAACAATATTTTGGAAATATTTCATGTTCATTTACAATAGTGAATACTCAAGGGTTCTCAAAAACAGAATCAAGTAGCATAAATAATATTGAACCAACAATCACTAGTGGATCTTTTACGATTACAAGTTCTAGTTCTTACACTGAATCTTTTAGCACTACATTTACGGATACTGGTCAAAGACGAGTTACAGTATCGGGATCAGTTGTAACAACTTATTCAACTCCAGGAACTTATACTTTACAGGTTCAATTAGAAAATAACTTTGGATTTTCAAAATGGTTAACTGTTGCTTCACAAACCATCGGAAATCCCGTTGCCGCTTCATTCGCATTTTCAGCTAGAAGTAAAACAAGTATTTCCATTGGTTATATTGTTTATGGAGATGATGGTGGGTTTGGATTTGGAGATATTCGTATATATTGGGCCATACAAAATTTACAGTATTCATCAAACCCAGATCCAATGTATAATGGTTCTGCGTCTATTTTAAATAAACCAACATCTTATACAGTTTCTGGCTTGCGACCTGGATCTAATTATTATTTTCGAATCACAAAGTCTTATGTCACACCATATGTTAATTCTGTTACTGCACCAACTATTTACCAATACGCAACTTTAAGTCCAGTACCGCCTGATAGTCCAACCATTACAAGTGTAACATTAACTACGACTGATGTAACTATCAGTTGGAATTCAAATAATAATAATGATGCTACAGAAGTAAGCTACTTAATAGAGATACTGAAAAGGCATGATCCTTATGGTATAGTTGCCTTCTCGATCCACGATTTACCCACAAATACAACTTCATTTAGTTTACCAACGGAAACGATACCCATTACAATTGTAAGCGGGTATTATGGAGCTGCAAGTGTTGGATTTGATGCTGGGTTTGTAATCGGCACATATTATGAAGTTAGAGTTACAAAAGTAATTGTAAGTCCTTCTGACTCAGGTTTACAAGATAGGAGAAGTGGTGCGTTCAATGAATATTTTACTTCAGGTACAACTGTATCTTTTCCTACACCTCCATCTATAAATCTTACCAATCATCCAACTAGACCAACCATCGTAAACGAAACAAGCATTACTCTTAAGTGGACCGCGAATGATAATGTTGGTCAATTAGTTTCATATACAATTTTAAAAGACAACGTTATTATTGCACAAAATAGACTATCTCCCTTAACATTTGATGTAACTGGATTAACTAGTAACACAACATATGCGTTTATCGTTCGAAAGGTTTCCCAATCAGGTAATAATTATGATAGTTCGGCTGAATCATTCACAACATCCTCAACTCCCGCACCGCCACCACCCGTTACTATTCCGCGATTTGCCGCATTTTATATTAATGGTCAAACTGGAGATTATGTGACTTTGTCTACAACTTCATATTATGGATGGAATTATAATACGAATTATAGGTATAAATTATATATAGGAGTTAAATATACAAATCAAAGTTTTCAACATGATAATTTAAGCATTTTATGGTCAACAGTAGGAGGAGGTGGTATAACATTTACGACTACTTATCGAAACTCTGACTACGTAACTTTTAATAGTAGTCAAGGTAGTTTTAACACACCAGTATCTGGAATTTATGGGATGTATATTGAAGATTGGGTTCCTCAGAACAATTATGGTGAATTTACTAATTTACAAATAAGAGTGAATATAAGAAACTGGTCTGGTTCTTCGGATAATGCTGGTTTTTGGTTGGAAAATACGAATGCGTAAAAATATAAAACTAATATTTGTATTACTATATACACTTTCGAAACATCCCTAACAACATCCCTTCATCCATTTCATGATACCACGCTTCATATTTGAAAAGAACTTGCCTTTGCTAGCTACAATGATAGTATCAATTACAGGATGACCTATCTTTTCAAGCATATCAATCAATACATCTTCTAATACTTCATCATGATCACTATCACGAATAAGTTTTTGAACTACATCAATGACTAAATCTTTCTTTTCTACACCATTTAACTTAGTAAATGTCTGTACAATCTTCATACATTGAGAAATGATTTTAATCATATTAGAAGCTGTAATACGAGTGTCTAAAGTTTTAACCACTTCTAAATAGCATTTGTCAAAATACTTACTCTTTTCAATTAATAGCGCAGGTGTATTAAATGGTGCGTTATTTGGTTTTTTGGGTTTAACTATTACATCAGAAGCAATAGCTTCAGAAAGTACAGTTTCTTCTTCAATACGACGAGGTGAGTTGATCACTTCTACAATGTTATTTTCTTCTGGTTCTTTTGCTTCTACTGATACAGACACAATCTCGGTCATTATGTATTTTAATATGTAGTGATTTAATATTTAATTTAAATTTCTTTGAAACCATCAAATACTAAACTTAAAAACAAACCATCAATAATAGACTAACCAACTAAAGATGAATACATCATCCATTGATTATCGAATCAATATGGAAAATATTGAAAAAGTAGCAACGATTGTTCTGCATCAAAAAGTAGAAGTGTACATTGCCAAATGGAGAACATACCAAAAAGTATGTGTCAAGAAAATATTCAATGAAAAAGAAGTTGATAACGAACTTACTGTACTTTCGAAATGCATTCATCCAAAAATTGTACAATGCTTTGGAGCTTCCAAAGATGATGATTTTACATACATTTTGTTTGAGTACATGGAAAATGGTAATTTAGAAGATTATTTACATAAGGTAAAATTAGACCATGTCAAGAAGCTAAACTTAATGATCGATATTGCTATTGGTCTTCATTATCTCCATAATCGAAAACCTGAAATTATTCTACATCGGGATTTGAAACCAGCCAATATCTTGATCAACAAGTATGGAGAGGCGAAGATATCAGACTTTGGGATCTCCAAATTGGTTACCACCGAAACAAGTGACTTGTTTACAGGTCACACTGGAGAAAAGGGAACTTATACTTGGATGTCTCCAGAAGTGTTGAAACATGAAGAGTACAATTATAAATCAGATATCTATTCACTCGGATTAATAATGTATTATATATGGACTGATTCAAAACCTTTCCACGAAGAAGAGATGAACACCATACAAATGATGTTTGCTAAATTCCAAAACAAATTAACAATCGAAATCAAAGATAATCAAGATATGGATGACTTGATTAATTGGTGTTGTTCATTCGAAAAAGAAAATAGACCATCATCTCAAGAACTCATTGAAGAGCTTATCCAAATAAAAAAGAAGCAATCTATCTAAAAATATGCTTGGTCGTAAGGACACCACTCCCAACACTTAAACCATCCGCAATACTTAGTCCTTCTTGTGCGATGATCATTTGACCCACAGAATCCATAAAGAAATGCATTTTTTTCTCTACAATGAGTGGATTCACATTGTCCTTTTTCTCAAATGTAAATCCTAATTCGGCTTCAGTATCGATTTGTCCTAATCGCACAGTATTTCTCCAATGCATTACAGCCGTATCATCTGAATATAATAAACTTCCTTCAGGAATATTTTTTGCAGGATCACGATCTCCATCATCATATTGTATTCTTCTAGATACATTTAAATTATCAGTTATTGTAGAACCAGTGATTACTGTTCCAATTTCAACCGTCCTTCCTGAACTTGAAGTCATCGCGGTTTCCATAGAGATCCATTCCGATTTGCCAACATTATTCACTGCGAGTACTTGTCTATAATTCTCCGATGGTTCTGTTATTCCCTGAACATATTTAGATGGTAGTGGATCTCCAAATTGAAAATCATTATTTACAACCAATGAATCGGTCGTCAAACTACTACCTAAATCATCTAACTCTTGATGTGCGGTTGATAATGACACAGATAAATCATTGATAGCAGTCGAATTTGTACTTACACTTAATCCTAGACTAAGTGTAAAACTAGACAAATTGTTAGTTAATTCTTCAAGATCTAAAATTTTTAAAGAGTGATCACCATCTACAACAATCGTTGACAAACTGTTTGCCAATGTTGCGACAGAAGTAATAGCAGTTAAGTTGGTACCAATACTAATTGTATTCTCAATAATTTGTGCACGATCAGTTTCCCTATGTGTTTCTAAAGTTGTAATTCTACCACCATAATTTGATAGTGCTGATTCGTTTGTTCTAACACGAACATCTAAACCATACTCTACCAATGTATTTATATTTGATGTATTAGAGTCAGCTTTTCCTTCAACTCTTATGATATCACCATCATTCGATGTGATTTGTGTTTGTAAATTAGAAATACTTGATGTATTTGTAGATATCCTGCTGTCATGAGTTGCTAAATCAGTGTCATTGGTTGATATTTGATTCGATAAGCTAGTCAAAGTCCCGTCTATTGTATCTAATCTTCCTTTATGTAAATCAATATCTGTTCTGTTAGAGGTCACTTGAGATTGAACGCCAGCTATTTGACCGTCTGTGTAAGTGGTTCCGTCACTTCCTTGTGAGCTCAATAAACTATCGATATAACTCGCAGAGTAAACGCTGATGTAATCATAATCAGCAGTAAAAGCATCTCTTTCAATTTGATCATTAATCGTGTAAATTAATCCTGGGTTTTGATAATCTGATTTGGGTAAAGTTCCCCATCCAGCTGTTCCATTTACATCGACTGCTTTCATGAACAAAAGATTCTGCAAACTATCATAATTTGGAACATTACTATCTAATATCAACTCATTTGTTCGTATAGAAGTTAAATCACGAATCACACCACCTGTTACTTCAATATCATTCGCATATTGTAATGCTAAATCTCCAAGGCCTAAATTGGATCGGACAATATCATAACTTCCGATAAAGTCACTTAATTTCTTTTCTTTTTGTAAATACTTTTCGTTCATTGTGTCTTCGTTCAAATGAGAAGGTATGTTTGTTAAATCATAAAAGTCTCCAGTTCTTGCGATTGGTTTCAATTCTAAATTCGCATAAGTTTCATTCAAATTGGTAAGCTCGCTTAGGTTATTTGCAGCTTTCAAATAATTACAACCATTACCTAAAATGATATTATCAGTTGGAATGGATGATATTGCGGTATTTAATCTTCCAGTTATTCTTGCGTCTAAGCTTGTAATTCTACTCGATAATGAAGTTGTTGTGGTCGATACTGATAGAAATTGCGTGTGTACATATAACTTACTAAACAAATGATGATCAGGTATAAAATCATCGGATATTGTGTTGTTGATTACAATAGTGCCAGCTGTTCCAAGATTCATATTTGCATTAGGTAAACTGGACCATGATGTAACACCTTCACTATTATTGACTGTTAAAAATAAATGTTCTTCATATTGAGATGGAGGGTAAGTGATCGAAGTGGCTTCTAAGTTATCTACACGAATCGATTCGGATTCAGCATCAATAAAGTGAAGACCTAGATTACACAATGCTTCTGTTGGATCATTCAAATCATTCAAGTTGTTGTTCGCTCTCAAAAAAGAGTTGCCTATACCATCTGGATCTTGAAGACTTTGAAAATCAGCTTCCAACCCTGCAATAATTCCACTATTTGTCGCTAAGTCTATCTTTAATGCAGTGTATACATCACGCATACATGATAATGAAGTTAACTTAGTGTTTCTATCTGTTTCGCTATTATAAATTTGACTGTCAATAAGTGTTCTAGCATCATTGATTATTGGAGTAGAGTAGACTTGTCCTTCTTCTCGAACAATCAACACCTCATCTTCTCTAAAATTACTTAATGTCAAATGATTCATTTTAATGCGATCAAATACACGATTACCATCTTCATCCAGAGGTGATACAAAATCACTCAATCCTAAATTGTATAGTGCTTCATCGACATCATGAAGATCACTCAAATTGCTTTCTGGATTCAAAGCTTCAATACCTGTTACATAACCTACATCATTATAAAATTGACTTATATTAGATTCATAGTTATTTACAGTAACATACCCCCAATAGGCTTTACCTTGATGATCACTTTTTAAAATTTTATTATCACCATAATTGCTCATGAGCCAAAACTCATCTACTTTGATTGTTCCTCCATCAATTTCGAGTTCACTTTCATCAAGAAGTGCGAGACTTCCTAAACCTAAATGATCTCTTGCCTTTTCAACATCATCAAGATCAGCAAGATTATGCTTTCCTAAGAGAAAGGTGGACATTTTTTTAATTCAAATACACATATTTAACCGACCTATTTGGACTTTCATTGAATAATTCTTTATGGTAAAAGAGCTTCTATATCATCTAACTTTTGTTCGATTTCAATTAATTTTTGATCCAATAACTCTTTCATTTGTTTTACATAAGTACCAGGAACAACTCCTTCTCTAGAATCTATTTGATAACTGTTAACAATCTTCACTAAACCAAATTTAATTTCATTCGCAATTTGAAGCGGAGACCATTTTACCTTTGTTGTTTGATCATCATAAGCCAATACATAATTCGTAATGTCCATGTATATCGGGGGTACATATGTTATTTCTGTTGGGTTAAGATTGTTAAAGGTTGCAGAACCATTTGTAATGTTTACATTATCATGATTTTGAAAGCACATATTATCTAATCCTAAGTTTGTCATAAGGCTTGGAATATCTAATGCATCATCCCCTGCAAATAACTTATTTCTACTTAATACTGGAATATCATTATTAAACTGATTCACATTTGTAGGTATGTGTAATAAATCTTCAAAATAACCCGTATAACATACTTGGGGTATTTCAAGATTATCATATACACCAATTTCTAAAAGTTTATCCACATCATAAGTTGAATATCCTGTTAAATTACTATCCAAAATACCATCAGGTGGATCTTCTAATTCATGAAAAAAGAAACGAAGTGTATTGAAAACATTTGTTATGTTTTGTTTGACTTCTGTTTGTATTTGTTTGGTAAAATCCACAGTTGGTACCTCATGATCAAAATAATCCATATTCATATTTTCAAAAGAGCTGAATAATAAGACCGTACCATAATCGTCTTCCGAAGCATTATCTATTCTGTTTACTAATAAATTACCCTCATCATCAGCAATATAATATTTTGGAACTGTGAAATCATCATCATCAAAATGTTTATAGATGAAAGAGGTGTCTATATGTACATTTTCTAATATGGCATCATCTGAATTTTCATAACTTACACTACCAATATTCAGATTAGCATGAGCTTCTTGAACATCTGTTATATCAGTAAGTTTATTCGAAGTTATTAAATAGGTATTTCCATCATCAACTCGTTTACTAATGATTCTTTTTACCCGATCAATATCTAAATTATTTTGTACTCTATTGATTCTTGTTGTGAGTAATGTTCGCATCATTTTAATGTTCGATATTTTGACAGATGACTGGTCTGTATTGTTTTCTAGAAAATTGTTTACAAGTTGAAAATGTTCTTTGATACTTCCATCTTCATTTAAAAATGGATCATACCATATCACTTTATTTCGATTCATGAGTTCATCTGTATTTATTATTTCAGATGAATACAGATATCCACCAACAACAACATCAGAAAACATATGAAATTCTTCAACATGAATTCGATTCACTTTTGGAAATTCTTCAGTTTCATAAGATAAGGTCCCTAAGGTATTATCAAAAATAGAATTAATCTCGCGAAAAGCTTCAAGTCTAGTTAATTCATCTAATTGTAGTAAGTCTCTAATTTCTACTAAGTTGCTTTTTGTTAAAAAGAAATTAGATTGAGTGTCATAATCATGAGGAATCGTTTCATCTTTACTTGGTAAATTACTTAATACAGATAAATTTCCAGTGTATGGAAATTCAGTAGATAGCATTTCATGTTTTGCTAATTTTATGACATTTGAGAATCCTGAAATATTTATTGTTTCTTCAAACAACCATCTTAAATAATCATCTTGCCAATAAAGTTCATCCGTTTGTACCAAATCATGTAAATACTGATCATCCATATAGAATACAATATCGGAGTGAAGTCCGGCATATCCAGTATCTTGATTATCCGCATCAATATCATTGTGATCAATGATAACATCTGTTTCATCATAATTATTAGGATTTACCATTTCATCAATCTGTTCTTCCCCACCATATTCTTCTATAAGTTGCTCTTTGACATTATCATATTTCAAATCATACAAATATTGTTCATCCATATAGAAAACAATTTCTGAGTGAAGACCCGCAAAATCACTCGATTCATTTATCCCATTTTCTATATCCTTATCTGGTACAATATTCACAACAGTTTCTGTATAGGCACTTTGATCTTGAACAGTGGTATTTCCAACAAAACTAGAATATAACTCAATATTTTTATAATGTATCTTACATCTTAAAAAACTATTTTTTATGTCTGGATTCTCTGGATCATTTTGATTTTTTAATTGAATATTGCTTACCTTAATGCTACCATTCGTAATATTGACATCATCCGCATATGTAGCATCAAAGCTACCTATCTGTAAATTCTTTCTACTTAAATCTGTAAATTGTACATCACCTAAGTTAGCAGTACATGGTAAATAGTAACTAGGCATTTTAAAATGAAAAACCTTCTTGAAAGAAATGAATAAAAGAAAGTTCCTAAACTTAACTTACTCTACTTAATAATCTTTCTACTCGTGAACTAATCAGTTGAATTTTTGCATCTAATTCTGTAAAGACTTTAAAGACTGCTGTGGCACTAGCGATTTTACTCAAGTTCTGTTGTATGCTAATATCATGAGTTAGTTGCACAACACCATGCAATTCTTCAGTTGCATTTTGTATTTTTCTCCAAGTCACCTTACCTCCTCGATTGTCTGCTCCTAGAAAGTAAGTTTGGAAATCAGTATCATTATCATCGGGTATATTTTGAAATACAAAGTTGTCTGTGATTGTAAGATTATTCAATGTTGCGTTTCCTCCTGTAATATTCACATTATTCGAATCTTGTTTACACATATCACCAAAACCTAGATTGTTCAAGGCTTGTTCTTTATCCGTAAGATCATTCAAATTGTTATTTTTTTCAAGAAATACATCATTATAAAAATCAGACAGATTAGTAGGTGTATTTATTAAACTCGTATAACTCGCTGTCCATGCTACTGGACTCAATTTAAGATTTGTTTTTGCTTGATCTGCATTAATATGAAGAAATGCATCATCAATCAAACAAAACTGTGTCCAATCCTCTAGGTCTCTTACTTTTGTTGGAACTTGGTTGGACAAGGTTTCAATATCTAATAATAAACCATCATAGATATCTTCTAAAGCTTGAACATTTGGAACTGTTTGGGATATACGATATGATGGTACATTTGTGATATCTGAAGCAATGTAGACCATACCTTCTGTTTCTAAAATAGGATTAGCCATCGGTAAGTTTTGCCAAATTGCTTCTCCTTTTGAATTCCTACATCCTAGAAAGGATCCAGCATATGGCAATTTAGAAAACTTGAATTGTTCTGTTATTTCAAGATTTGCGATCGTGACATTATCAGCATTTTGTTCAGATAAAGTACCTAATAACAGATTTGATTTGACTTCAGGAATATGAGAAGCAAATTCTTGAAGGTTCTTCGATCTTGTCAATAAGCCATAATTATCAATCAAATCATTCATAAACTGTTGCTCTGTTGTATTTGCAATTCTCCCATACAGATCATAATATGCATCAAATAGTGCTTTTGATGTTGGTGCTGTATATGGATCATCTGATTGATAATCGGATGATAGTTGTAATAGACCGAAAGTATTACCATTTTGTCCTGCTATTGGAAAATCTACCCATTCAGTTTTCATTGTATTATCAGCTTCATTATATTGTGTTATTTGCAAGTATTTGTTCAAGTATTGATCTAGATTGGTTCGTGTTGGAATGAAATGGAAATCATTTAATATATACAAATTGGACAGAATGATTGTATCTGTAGATGAGAATGAAGCAAATGGACCAAATCCCAAGTTGGCCTTGGCTTCTTCAATATTATCTAAATCTGCAAGATTGTGCTTCTTCAAAAGAAAATCAGATTCATCAAATAATTCAGACAAATCAAATGGTACATTTAAAAGATCATTGAAATCTCCAGTAAATGCAACATTCGCCAAATCATCTACTTGTACAAAGTTCAAATCATTATTGAATTCAGAAATATTGACTTCGTTTTGCGGTTTATCTAGCCAATCTCTTATGGTTGGTGTGTAGTATCCAAGCGTTCCTTCCTCATCCAAAGAGACGACAAAACTATTACTTTCAGCTCCCGCTTTATTCAAGGATAAGCTATGCACAGAAATACTACCTCCTGTAATGTTGACATCATCAGCATTTTGAAGCGCTAATGTTCCGATTCCTAAGTTATTACGGGCTTTTTCGATATTGGTCAAATCGGATAAGTTATTCCGCGAAATTAAAAATGTACTCATTATTCATACATATAAATTCGATTAATTTAAGTAATTTAAAAACTCAGGCATATAATAAAACTAAATGCCTGGTGGTTTATTACAACTTGTTTCATTTGGGGCACAAAATCTGTATTTGAATGGTAACCCATCGATCAGTTTTTTCAAGAAAGTATACAAAACTCATACTAACTTTGCAAGTGAAAGTATACGCTTAAACTTCAATAGAAACACAATGAATCATGATTCTGAAACTCATTTGTATACCAAAATAGATCGTAATGCTGATCTTATCAACAATATATATTTTGTTTTTAGTTTGCCCACAGTTAGAAAGATCGATAAGAATATCTTTCGTTATGTAGAGTTCTTAGGAGAAACAATCCTCGAAGAATATCATATTTCTATTGGTGGTAATATGGTCGATAAACAATATGGTGAATGGTTACACATATGGAATGAATTAGCACTAGAGAGTAGTAAACGATATGGGTATGAAAAAATGATTGGGAATGTTCCACATAACTACAAACCAGATGACTACAATCTTAAGGAAAATGGAGATATACAATCCCCTGAACAACAAGTTGTCGTTCCATTAAAGTTTTGGTTTAACTCTTCGCCGGGACTTGCACTTCCATTGATTGCTCTTCAATACCATGATATTGAAATTCATATTACTTTGAAACCATTGTCACATCTATATGTTGAAATCCCAGAAGGATCTTCTAATGTGACTCGTGTCACAGATGCGAATCGTTACTTTACAGGAACTACCTTGAACATTCAACCTTACTTGGAATGTAACTACATTTTTCTTGATAATGAAGAGCGGAATTTCTTTTCACAGAACTCTATTGACTATTTAATTGAACAAGTCACACGCACACAATTTCAAGAACTAGGAAATAATAATATTTTAGACCTAAAACTCCAAAACCCAGTCAAAGAAATCATATGGGCATTAGGAAGAAATGACCGTTATCATCATAATAATTGGCTAATATATGGAGATGAGAATGATAGTAATGATATTGAAGTTGAAATATTAAAGTCCGCCAAGCTCACATTCAATGGATTAGATCGTATTGAAGAAAAAGAAGCCTCATACTTTTCCTTAATACAACCATATCAACACCATACTTGCATTCCCAAAGTGGGAATTTATCTCTATTCTTTCAGTTTAAGTCCAGAAAAGTTTCAACCAAGTGGGTCTTGTAATATGTCCAGAATCAATAGAGTTCAACTCCATCTGAATACAAGAACTCCCCAAACATCTGATTATAAGTATGATTGTTCTGTCTATACAGTTAATTACAATTTCCTTCGTATTACTTCTGGTCTTGCTGGTGTAGCATTTGCTTGTTAATAATTTTTCTTCATATATCTAAAAATGAATCAGTTTCTAGGAAACAATATAGAAAACCATGATAAGTTGATGGTAAAAGTGAATGATATATCTACTAAAATTGAAAAGAAAAAAAGTCATTATCAAAACATGAAACTTAAAGTAGATAAGTTAACGGAATTAAATAATAAATTAACAGATGGTTATGAACTTTCTTTAAAAATGGTTGTGGATGTAAGTAAGTTGCTCTCTAATTATACCAAGATGTTTGATGATCTTGAAAAGATGCTAGGTACACTCGATGACACCATGGATGTTCAACAGCACGATATTAGATACATCAGCAACCTTACAAAAGAAAGCATCAATAAGATTTCCTTCGATTTCAACCAACAATTTCCATCTGTACTGGGTGCCTTAGAAAAAGCAAATAGCCCATCTACAGTTGCTTACGCAAATCGTCTTAAAAATATAGTAAATGAATTACCATCAGACGCAAAGAGAATATCCACAATGAGTGGTGGTAAACTGAATCAGCAACGAAAAAAGAAAGTTCATTTAAAGTAGAACACCTTTAAAGAGTGTATATGATTCCATGTCAGTGGTAAAAAAACGAGGTAGAAAACCTTTAAAGAAAAATGTAGAAAATAGTGAAAGTGTAAATACATCTTGTGGAATTGTAGACCTTGTCACATCACAAGATGTAACAAACAATCAAAGCAATAATGATCCTCATTTGATCTTACATCTACATATGAACAGTGGTCAGAAGAATGAATCGAAAGTGATTTTCCCAAAGAAGTCATTCGAGTCATCTTTTTATGAATATGATCCTACAATGATTGAGCCAGTTGCATACGAAAATGATGACTTAACCTCTTTTCCTGAAGAGTGTAATTATAAGACCAAAAAAATAGATAATTCCTTAAAGAGTCTTTTTAATAGAGAGGATAAACCAGTAGAAACCAATATAGTTTCTAAAGACACTTATAAAGGTAACAATATGAACAATGTTTTGTTGAAAGACTTGGTTAACTCATCGAATTGGTCAAATTTAACTGATTATTGGTGTCAATGGGATTGTCATTCATTTGATACACAACCTATTGGAATACCAGTAAAATATAAAAACAATAAATTTCATGTAGTTGGATGTTTTTGCTCTTTGGAATGTGCAGTTGCTTACAACTTTTATTGTAATGAAAATAATTACAATGTTTGGGAAAATTACAATTTAATTAACATGTTATCAAATGCAATTGATTATAAACCTCAAGTCAATGCAGCATTGTCTCGAAAGTGTTTGAATGTATTTGGTGGGAACCTCGATATATCTTCCTTTCGTGAGAAGAGTTTCATAAACAAACAGTATAATATACTCCAATATCCTATGGTTTCACTCGTTGAACATGTTGAAGAAATATGTGAAACGATACCATATCAAAAAAACTTGTCTTTTATTCCTTTAGATAAGGTTCGTATTGATAAAATTGAGGAGGCAAATAAGGACCGAGTCCAATTTAAGAAAAAATCCAATTTGGAAGAAAAAATGTTACTTAAGTTTACAAGTTGATGTTGCTGTCCCATACAGCTTCTTCCTGTCCATTTACCATTTTAAAGGAACCTATTGGTTCGTCACTTGGTTCATAATCACCAGTATTTGTTTTTATTCTATCATAAATATGTTTATGATGATCATCTGAAACAAAGTAGATCTTGCCTTCAAACTCATGTTCATATAATTCAATCTCTTCTTCCTCCTCCGTTTCTTGCTCTTCCTCCTCTTCTTCTTGCTCTTCCTCCGCTTCTTCTTGCTCCTCCTCCTCCTCTTCTTCCGCTTCTTCTTCTTGCTCCTCCTCCTCTTCTTCTTGCTCCTCCTCTTCTTCTACAGCTTTTTCAGCTACAGCTTCTTCCTCCTCTTCCTCTTGCTCTTCTTCCTCTTGCTCTTCTTCCGCTTCTTCCTCTTCCTCTTCTTCCTCTTGCTCTTCTTCCGCTTCTTCCTCTTGCTCTTCCTCCGCTTCTTCCTCTTGCTCTTCTTCTTCCTCTTGCTCTTCTTCCGCTTCTTCCTCTTGCTCTTCTTCATCTTGCTCTTCTTCCGCTTCTTCCTCTTGCTCTTCCTCCGCTTCTTCCTCCGCTTCTTCCTCTTGCTCTTCTTCTTCCTCTTCAACTCCTTGGGTATTT